TATGATATTGTTTGATACTGTATGATAGTATAAGTTATGGTCTCTCCATCTCCACAATAGCCTTGGTAATCTGCTGATTGTCAAGGCTATTTTTATTGCTACACGTAAAAATACACGTAAAAGGCGTTTTTTTATAGGATTTTTGATGTCTTAATTCTCCATCGTGACAAATATAACGTTTTTCCTTCTCAACTCCCAATTATGATCAATAACATATTTTATGGATACAGTGTAGCCGTCATGTATATTATTCATTATATTTGCGGGACAGGTGCGTAACTTAAAGTTACGAAAATATGTTTTCAAATATTTTTGAGCTCAAATCCATTCGTGAGCAAAAGTACAGACTCTCTGAGCGTGAATCGGAGATCGCTAAACCTGTGTTAACCGACTTGGGTATGATCGATACCCTATATGAGTGGTTCAAGGAGATAGCCCTCGGAGGAAAGCCAATCCCTAAAGGGAATGTACCGCAAAGGAAAAAATTCATATTCATAATATTATATCTTTATTCTCCTATGACCTTGGCTGGCGGTAAGATGAAGGCTGGGTTGAGGGAAAAACTAGGGAACGTGCTAGGGATTAAGGAGAAGACAGTCGTTTCCAACAATATCAATGGCATAGTTTTTTCTTATCAATTGTATAAGTACTTTAGGCAAGATATAGAGCGTATTTTCTCTGAGATATCGGTTCGGCTGGGTAAGACCAAATAAATTTTGTGGTTTTTTAGGGGTAATTCGTGACAACAGGTAGAATGTCACGAATCGCCCTTTCTTTATTTATGACCATAAATATCGATGACATAACTTTGGTCTTGATCTTTATTCAAGGCAAAGATATGAAATTGACAATCAAGCAAGAGAAGTTCTGTAATTATTACTTGGAATCAGGCAATGCTTCCGAGGCGTATAGGCGTGCTTATTCTTGCGAGAATATGAGACCCGAGACTATTAATATAAGGGCTTGCGAGCTTCTAGCCAACGGTAAGATAGCGGTAAGGGTAAAAGAGTTGCAAGCTGATTTACAAAGAAGATCGGATATAACCAAAGACGAGGCTATTGATATCCTTAAGAATATAGCACGGGCCAATGTCGTGGATATGTTGCAAATCAAGAGGGGGAAGAACTATGTGATCTTCTTGATAAAAGATTTGTCTAAACTGCCTTTGTCTTTCCAATTAGCTATCCAATCGGTCAAAAGTACGGATAAGGGCTTTGAGGTAAAGATGTATTCCAAGATAGACGCTTTGGATCGCCTTTCGAAGATGATGGGATGGGATGCGCCTGTCAAATCGGAGGTCAATATAGATGGCGAGGATAAATCCATAACTATTCAGGTTATTGACAAGAGGGAGGACGTTATCAATGGTGATACAGACGACTAGGATATATACGGAGGTACAGGGCGCTTTGGATAGCGGTTATAAGATCATATCTGCCCAAGGATCTTCAAGGAGCAGTAAGACTTATAACATATTGATATTCCTTATAGCGTATATCCTTCATAACCCTAAGCTGTCTCTATCTATCGTGAGGAAGACATTACCGGCGCTGAAGGGATCTGTCTTCCGGGATTTCAAGGAAATCATGATCGATAAGTTCCGTATATGGGATAATAGGTGCATGAACAAGTCGGAGATGGTTTACTCGTTCCCAAATGGATCATTCGTGGAGTTCTTTTCCACGGATGATGAACAGAAGATAAGAGGAAGGAAACGTGATATACTTTATTGTAACGAGGGAAATGAGATATCTTATCTTGAGTGGCAGCAACTGGTGATGCGTACCACTCTTTTCTCTGTCATTGATTATAACCCGTCGTTCAGTGACGAGCACTGGATTTGCGATCTGAACAATGACCCTAGGACGTATCATTTTATATCCACTTATAAGGACAATCCTTTTTTAGAGCAAACAATCATCGATGAGATAGAGTCATTGAAGAATAAGAATAAGGTGCTTTGGGCGGTTTATGGGTTAGGGCAGCGGGCGATGGCCGAAGGGTTGGTGTTCCCTGATTTCGAGATCGTGGACGAGTTCCCGTCCTATGCCAAGCATGTGGCGTTAGGGCTTGACTTTGGATATAGCTATGACCCTACCGCTATAGTTAGATGCGGATTGGTTGATGATAGGTTATATCTTGACGAGAAATGTTACCGTACCCATATGTTAACCAAGGAGATTATTAAGGTATTGAAAGACCTTGGCTTGGTGGTTTACGCTGACAGCGCCGATCCAAGGCTTATACAAGAAATATCAAATGCGGGGATAATCATATACCCTGCGGACAAGTACAAGGGATCTGTTATGGGAGGTATTATCAAGATGATGGAGTATAAGATTTGTGTCACCAAGAGATCTTTAAACTTGATAAAAGAGCTTAGGAACTATGTATACGCCCAAAACAAGGACGGTAAATTTATCAATGAGCCTATTGACGGGTATAACCATCTTATCGATGGGGCACGTTATTGGACGATAGGCAAGCTTCTAGGAAAAGTATTAACAACAAGACTGTACTCGAAGGAGGAGTTGGGACTTTAACATGAATTACATAGACGCTATATTTCAGGTCTTCCAAAACAAGATATTGAACTCGTTTGGAGTGGAGAGGGACTTTGTCAGCCTTATCAAGGATAGGGATATAAGCCGGGCCATGTCAATGATGCAATGCCGGGACAGGGATGTTTCCCAAGCGATCTTGGAGTATAACCCGGAATCCCATGAGGTTAATAAACGTCCTAATAAGCACAGGAAAAATCAAGAACCGTATATTACGGAGAAATTGCCAAGAGGAAGGCAAGCGTATATAAATGAGGTCGAGTTGTTTTTTCTCCTCGGGCAGCCTATCTTGTGGAAAGCTGTATCGGATGATACGGATAAGGCTTTCAGGGCATTCGGTGATTTTCTCCGTGATACTCGATTCAACACGACAATCCGGGAAGCCAAGCGTTTGGCCGGTGCGGAGACGGAGAGCGCTAAGGTTTATCATATATACAGGGAAAATGGCATGCCCCAAGTAAAGGTTAAGGTTATATCCAAGTCAAAAGGATATACATTGCGGCCTTTATTTGATCAATGGGATAACATGATAGCTTTTGGTTATGGATATACGCTACTTGAGGGCGATAAGTCCGTAGAGCATTTTGATATAGAGACCCCGGAATACATCTATAGATGCAAGAGAGCGGATATCGGATGGGATGTTACGCCATTGCCTAATCCTTCGGGTAAAATAAATGTTATCTACTATCGTCAAAACAAGGCATGGTATGGGGTGCAAAAGCGTATAGACAGAGAGGAAGCGGTTGATAGCAAGGCTGCGGATTCAAATAATTATTTCTCCGATCCAAAATTGAAATTAACCGCTGATGTCATTCAGAACATAGTAGGGGGAGGATCTAATATGGTAGGGGAGGTTATTACCATGTCCGATAAGGACAAAAGCGCTGCCGAGTACCTAGTTCCGCCCGATTATTCCACGATGAAAGAGGCGGAGAAAAAAGACCTGTCATCAAGCATACTATTCGATACGTTCACCCCGGATTTCAGTTATGAGAACATGAAGGGGCTTGGGACATTATCCGGGGAGGCATTGAAAAGGGCCTTGGCCCTTGGATACATGAAAAGGGATAACTTGAAAGAGATATATGATATATTAATAGACCGTGAGAAGAATCTTATATTGGCTATCATGATGAACGTCACTCATATCGGCATGAGAGAGGAGTTAAGCAGGCTCGACCTGCAACATGAGTTCTCCGAGCCTTTCGCCGAGGATAAGGATAAGAGAATAGATATGATAGCGAAACTCTATGAGTCAGGATTGGTGTCCCTTCAAACGGCGGTAGATATGCTGTCCTTGACTGATAAGCCGGAGGAGGAGATTCGACGGATATTAGAGGAGAAGCGGGAAAAGACGCAAGATAATAGAAAAGAGAAGATTGAAAATTCCAAAAGCCCGGATGATTCCAATCGAAATTAAAGGTCTTACGGAATTATTTAAATAAAAAATACTGTTAAATGGTATATAAAGGCATATTTATTCACAAAATTGAATTTTAAATATTATGGTAAAGGATGTAATGTTCCGAAAGGAAGGAGATAAGTATATATCGGATTCTATATCGCTCGAATCAAGCGATATAGTTCTACATGTAGAACTTAAAGATAATGGTAATATTGTCTTAGAGAGAAGTATTACTGGTGATAATTGGGTAGTTGCAGCTTATCTAGCTCGAAATGTCAAGCTGTATGAGAATGGGGTAGTAGGTAAATCTGGACAGATAGTAAGGATCGTGTCGACAATGGAAATCTCTAAAATATCTGTACTGCAATGATAGCTCTAAGCGACATCAACTTATCCAAGATCGATCTCTCGGGCATAGACTTGCGAGGGATAAAGCTGGGGATTGGAGGGCGTGGCGGTTCCGGCGATGATTCCCAGCGCCCTTGGCTCTTCCCCGACCAAGCATGGACAGTGACCGGCAAGACCAACGAGGATAGTAATCGTGCTACTATTACCAATATTACAGGCAATGGTAATGATCTTGTACTGTCTAATTTTGGGTTTGCAGAAGGGAGTGGGTATGGATTGTATGGTGAGAATTATAATGATGATAGATGGATTAAATCTACTGATAGGGCAGATATAACTTGGATGAGTTATTCTGTAAATGTGACTTCAGTTAAGATTGCGGTTACACAGTTATATTATCAATCCCGTAGTGAACAACCATCTTTTACAGTTTCTTCTTATAAGATAAAAGTTTATGGACTGAAAGATGGTCAAACTCTATCATATAGACAAGCAACTCCTGAAGGAGTACAGATGTACAAAATATCAGAAGATGGAATTTATACATTACCGTCTTTTTTATTTAAAGCAAATGGGGATTGGTATGGGTTTATATTAAATAAAATACAAGAATCCTGTGACATCACCATCGAGCAAATCCCCGAATACGAAGGCTATCTGATTACTGATGGGGTGGATGATAAGGTTGTTTCGTCGGATTTTGTAATGGATAAGGAATTTACGATTGTTGGTGAGTGGAAGCTGGTGTCTGACGAGATGGGGTCTGCGGGTATCGTAAAACCTTCTTCTTTATTTGTGTTTAACAAAGATAATGGATTGATAATATACATAAATAACACAAGTAAAGGACAAGTTTTAAATACTAAATCTTTAAAGGCTATTTGCTCAGATGGACGTGTATATTCTGATGATTGGTCTGAAATGCTAGTTAGTGAAGAACAACCTATCGCAAGTAGTAATAAGTACTTAATGATTGGTAGTAATGGAAACCACTTTACTAAAATCGCCTTAAAGAATTTAGCCATTTACAACCATATCCTATCCAAAGACGACTGTATCAAAGCATATGATTATTTACAAACATTAAAAGCAAAATGATATGAGGTACGCTATAGTGGATTTATTATGGGCTAAATCTCACGGAATCGAGATATTGCCCGAAATGAGAACGAGTGTGGATCAAAGCAAGGTAGTCTTGCATGAGGAGTATCTATCTCCCTTTGCCGAGGAGGACTTCCCTCGCTATAATTTCGACGACCCGTCTTTCATAGAGCTATTGAATAGCGACGAATGGACTTATCCGGAAGAAGAGCAGCCCGTAATCAATAGGCAACTCAGCAGGTTGTTGGCATTGGACGAACTGGACAAGGAGGCTCCCGAGGAGATAAACACGTATAACCTTACCCCGTCGGAAGCCTTACAGGTCAAGGATCGATACCCGGAATGGGAAGCCGGGATAAATGTCAAAGCCGGTGAGCGATACCGGGTCGAGGACATCCTGTGGGAATGTATCAAAGACCATATCACGCAAGATAACTGGAAGCCGTGTACGGCGACCCTAAGCCTGTGGAAAAGAGTAGACGCGGAAGGACACGCCGGCACTATGGAAGATCCTATTCCATATACACAAAATATGGAGCTTGAATTCAACAAGTACTACACGCAGGATGGCGTATTGTATCTCTGCATACAAGCTATGACACCCGGACCGTTCGATTTAAAGGATGTACCGGCGCATGCGCAGCCTATCAAGCAATAGGCACGAATGGTTTAATATTATTGTTTTTGTGACAATCGGTCTATTGTCATGTATATAGCCTGTTTTTATTTTATTACAAGCTTATGTATCAATACTTTTATGCGAAAAATAAAAGTGATAGCATGAAAGAGAAGATTTTCCAGCAGTTAAAACAGAAGTACTCAAATCTTGGGTTAACGGAGGATGTTTTGAGGTCCGTGGCAGAATCATTGGGGTCCACTGGCCTGATTACGGACGATAATCTTGAAACTGCGGTAGCAGGGCAAGAATCAATGTTGAAATCTTACCAGAGTTCCTTGGATAAGGTGCGAACCGAATGCGCAAATTACAAGAAGGAATTAGAGGAGTTGAGAGGCAAGGGGGGCGGCCAGCAACAGCAACCAGATAAAAACGAGGAGCCGGATTGGTTCAAGAAGTATCGTGAGGAGCAGGACGAGAAAATCCGGCTCTTGACCTCCGAGAATGATAAAGCTAAGGAGGAGAAAGCACGTGCTGAAAGACACAATCTGATCCTTGACAAGGCCAAGAGCCTTAAGATCTCAAAGGAACGGATAGAGGAGGGCTTCGCTATAACGGACGATATGGACGATAATGCGATTGATACTTATCTGTCCAAGGTGAGACAAAATGAGGTCGCAAAGGGATTAGAGGAAAAAGGTTCGGCGTTCTCTGTCTCTACGTCCAAGGAAAAGAGCAAGGAGCTCGCTAAGGATTGGGCCAAATCATTGCCGGACGCTAATTAAAGTAAAAGATTATGGGTATCGAATTTAACAAAACAAAGATTAAAGGATCGTTCCCCGTCTTTTGGCGCGGGGAATGCTCTCCCCTTCCCGGAGATTTCAAATTAACCACTGAGTTGGCGGAAGGGACAATCGTGCGAAAAGGCACTCCTATCAAGCTGGACTTTGATCGCATGGAGTGCAAGATCTGTAAGGCCGTTAAGGTATTAGCCGGAGGAACGACCACTAAGCCACGTATAGGGAAAGATAGCTTTGTCGCCAAGGGAGATTCTATTGGTGGGCAGGACGTGAGTTCCGTAGATTCAAGCAACTCTGATTATGACGTGGTTACATTGGCTGCCGCTGTAGAGTCTGCTATAGAAGGGGCGATTCTTGCCGTGGGAACGGATGAGCCTGACGCTGTGGTTGAGACAACGTTTGTCTATACGAAGAATATGTCTTTCCAGACGGTATCGGCGGGATATGAGGTCCTTATCCTTAAGGATGTGGCTTATCCAGTCCCTTCCTCATGGTTGACGGGATTCAGCATGAAGAATAATCCCACTATTAAGTATATTAGACAGTAAGGAGGTGAACGATGGATGTTTATAGTTCTATTTTTGGCGAACTGACGAAAGAGGTTCAGATTCGTATTGACGCTGCCACGGAGCTTCGCAAGCGCTTGTTTGACCAGAATATCTACGAGCGTTATCTTGATTGGGATGTCCCGACTATCGGCCTTAATTTTGAGGAGCTGATCGGGCAATATAACTTGAGCGTTGCGGCGGCTACCCTTGATTCCAAGGGAAAGGAACCGATCTTGGGTACGGAGGGGCTTGAGACCTTGAAGCAAAAGGTCCTTACCCACCAGATGAGTTACTCAATGCCGATCGAGGAGTATCGCAAGGTCTTGCAGATCCTAGACTCTAGGATGTTGACGGATGACCAGAAGACACAGCAGCTCATTAATCTGATGTGGAATAACGTGTCTACCGTTGTCAAATCCGTACAATCTAAGCTGGATATTATTTTCTTGGGTGCCTTGTCTAACAAGGGGGTATTTACATTTAATGCCAATAATAACCCTGAAGGAGGGGTACGTGGTATTATTGATTACAAGATGCCGCCCGAGAATATCGCTAGCGTTACTCTTGACTGGACGGACACCAATAAGGACAACGTCGATCCTTTCGAGGATATCCAAGGTGTCGTGGATGCGGCCCAAGACAAGGTAACGTTTGATAAGATATTGATGTCTCCGGCCAGATTGTCTTATTTGCTTAAGAGCAGGAAGATGAAACAGGTCATTTTTGGGACCGACAAATCCGGCACTCCTCTTTTGATGTCCGGTTTGAATGAGTTCCTACGCTCTAATGACCTTCCTGTCATAGAGACAGTGAGACGTATCACCCGTATCCAAGACAACGGCAAGCTATCCGAGTACAAGCCTTGGAACGACAAGAATATCGTCTTTGTCCCGGCAGGTAAATTAGGTGTCATCAAGAACGCTTACGCCGATAATGAGTTGAGACAGGAACCGGGCGTTACTTACTCTAATTATGGCCGGATTCGTATCTCTCAATGGGGCAAGGGCGAGACGGACAATTCCAATGGCGTAGAGTTTACCAAGGCTCAATCGCTATCCTTGCCGGTCCTTACCGAGATTAATGGCATTTACTCATTGACGGTGGAGGCATGACGATAAGAGACTACATAGGGCAGAAATTCTCGGCTTATGGAGATCTATCCGAGGCGGATATGCTGGATTTCAGTATCAAATCGGAGCTATCCCCGGACGATGAGATGTCTAGTGAATCCATAGGCAAGGTAGAGACAGGGATGATAGAGATCATCCCGTCGCTGCTATTGCGCCCTGATAGCGTCAATGAGAGCGGCTTCTCTGTCTCTTGGGACAAGGACGGCCTCCGGCGGTATTATTTGTTCCTGTGCGAACGGAACGGTGTTAGCCCGGATGTGTCTTCCGGTCTTGGGGTAGTCTCATCTTATACGGATTATTGATATGTATTACGCTCCTCACATATTAGAACGAAAGGTTGTCAAGGAATATGATCACGATGACAATGGCAATCCTGTTCCCGGGACTGGTGGTGAGTTATGGGAGAGACTGGGACGATGTAAATGCTATGATAAGAGCGCCGATCGGGTATATACGGTAAATGGCGTAGCCTTTGATTACAAATATCGTGTCGTGACAGATAAGATCAAGATTGATGCCGGGGATATCGTGAGAGTATTGAACCAAGATGGTAGTATCCGTGGTAGTGGCGTTGTTATCAACCCGATGCTCACGGATTATCTAAATTACGGGCAAATATGGCTGGAATAATAAAGTTAAGTTATGATTTGTCTGATGTGGATGATTTCATCTTGGAGATCTATCGTGAGGTGTTTGCCTTTCTTGCCCAACTCGGGCAATCCGCTTATGAGACCGCCGTTCAAGAAGGTAAATATAACGATATTACCGGAAACTTGAGGAGTTCATTGGGATATGTCATATCAATGGACGGTAAGATCGTAAAGGAAGGCGGGTTTAAGAGGATAGATGGACGTGGGGAAAATTATGAGAAGGTTTTTTTCACGACCAGATCCCAAAAGACGGTCCAGTTCTGGGCTAAAGGAAAGTCCGGGGATGGAAGCGAGGGGAGCAGGCAAGGGCTTAGTTACGCTAGGGATCTGGCTTCTAAGCATACAAAGGGAGTGACATTGATTGTCGTGGCGGGAATGGATTACGCTAGCTATGTGAATGATATCCATAAGCTAAACGTGATAGATACTGCCGAGGCTAAAGTAATAGCTATGTTACAATGATAGTAAGCACGGACATACAGACAATCTTATATAAGAAAGCCTTGGAACTTGGTGTTACCGGGGTGTACAAGGAGGATGATACGCCTACAGGTAAGCTTGAGGAGGAGAGGGTTACCGTACACTCGAATTCCTCGGAGCCGGGAATTACATGGAAGGTGGGATTCGTTCATGTCAATATAGCCGTCCCTGATCTGGACGAGGAAGGAACGCCTGATTTGGACAGGATGAATAAGCTGGAACGTATGTCCATGGAGGTGTTCAAGGACACCTCGGTGTTTGATGGCACTCCTTATACCTACGAGGTAGACACTACTAGAATTGAGGTTAACAGGGATCTTAAATGTCACTACGTTAATGTGAGAGTATTATTTAAAGTTTTAAATGTAATAGTATTGTAATATGGGAAGAACAATTTCTGCTATAGGCGTAAAAAGGATACTTTATGGGGAGCCTCTGGTTGCTGCACCCACATACGAGAGCTTGGAGACGTTATTTACGGCTTTCAAGGATGTTCAAATCGTCCATCAAGGGACTTATGAATATACCGAGGAGGACGGTACGTTAACAGAATACAAGGATGAGTTGACCGGCCAGACATATCGGTCATCGTTTGAGGCAGGATCACAGAGCTTGAATTGGGTGATCGGGGCATATGACTTCGCTACCAAGGCCGAGCTTATGGGCGGTAAGCCCTTGGGTACGGATAAGGGATGGGAACGTGGCAACGCCGGCGAGCAACGATATAAATGTATCGTCGCTATTACCAATGATGACGTGGCTATCATTTTCCCTAAGGCGAATCTTGTGGGTCGTGGGGCTTCCACGGATGGGGCCGTTGGTTTGTCGATGTCCGCCACCCCGCTGAAATCATCCACGACAATAGCTTCAGAGTATTGGTTTGACGTGGAAGGAAAATCCTTGAAGGATTGAATGTAATATGTCTTATAGGAACGGGGACGGCGGTATTTTCCGTTCGTCCCCGTTTTTGTTTAATTCTAATTTTTTTACGTGACATGAACAAGGGTGCTAGTTTAGTGGCTGACGCTGTCCTAGGAGAGGATTTCAAGGTCGTGGTCCTAGGGGGGAAGGCGTATAAGGTAAGTCCTCCTACAATAGCGACGATTTGCAAAGGTATACAATACCTATCTCTTATTGATAAGACAACATCGGGCAAGGAGGATCTTGAAAAGGTGAGGAACGATCTGGAAAATATATTAAAGGGATTGTCTGTGTTCGTTTTAGGAAGCGCTGATATGTACAAGGAGATCGATGGGGCTACCCTCCATGAGCTAAGGGAGGCGTTGGAGACTGTCGTTAAATTCATATCCGCAGAGGATTTTTTCGTCTGTGCCGCCTTAGCCGAGAGCGTGGCAAGAATGGCGGCGACACCAAGGTAACAGGTAATGAGACCATGCTAGGGCAAGTGGCCACGTTCATGGAATCGTTGGGATTGTCTTATGAGGACGTGGTTTATAAAATACCATATCGAAACCTTCTGATCATGCAGAAGGATATATTGCATAGCGTTTCCGGTGATTTGATCGTGGAGAGAACCGGGCGTGATTTGTTGAAGCGAAAGGAAAAGGAGGGTGATTAATGGCTAAACTAAACTTCGAGGTCGATGCCGATCTACAGAAACTTATAAATCTTCGAAAGGAGGTGGAGGAGTTGAAATCCGCCTTGAAGGATTTCGATGTATCTACAGATACCAAGGGATTTGACGATTTAAACCGGAAATACGAGGAGGCGACACGGAAACTAAAGGACTATGAGCAGCAGATGCAGAATTATCAAAGGGTAATAGAGCAGCTTAAGGTCTCTAATGGTATTATTGATGGGGCTCGTCAGATAACAGAAGAATTGAATAACGCTACCGATGTGTTTGTCGAGCAACAACTGAAGGTTAAAGGCCTAAGTGACGAGATCAAAAAGCTCAATAAGTCTTACTTGTCTCTCTCGGATGCGGATAAAAATTCCCAGAAGGGATCTAATATATTAACCGACCTGAAGGAGAAGACCCGGCAGCACGCTTTAGAGAACGAGGCCCTGAAGAGGCTAAGGAAGGAATATTCGGACAATATCAAGATCGAGGGAGCCGCCTCGGATTCCCTTGTAGCGTTGAGAAAGCAATTGTCGTTGCTTAATGCCGAGTATGACCGCCTTTCCGCTACGGATAGGAAAGCGACCGTAGGGACTAACCTGCAAAAACAGATACAGGCCTTGAATACGGAGATTAGTTCGGCGGAGCAAGCTACCGGACGATATCAACGGAACGTCGGCAATTACGCCAGTAGTTGGAACGGATTGAGCGTGTCGGTTCAACAGGTCGCAAGGGAGTTGCCTTCCCTTGCTGTTGGCTGGAATACATTCTTTTTGGCTATATCCAATAACTTGCCGATGCTTGCCGATGAGCTGAAGAAAGCCGCTGCGGAGTATAAGGCGTTCAAGATGGCTGTAGCGGCAGGAAATAATGACGTGGCAAAAGTGGCTCCAGTCTGGAAGCAGTTGATAACATCTATTTTCAGTTGGCAAACGGCCTTGGTTGCGGCGATAACGCTTTTATCTGTCTATGGGAAGGATATTATCGAATGGACGAAGAATTTATTGGGGGCTGATACGGCACAAAAGAGGTTGAATGAGTCATTGAAAGAATTTAATAACTTGGTAGGGAAAGGTCAAGCTGATGCCAAATTGTTATTTGATACAGTCAAGCGAACTACAGAAGGCACGCAAGGACGAGCGAAAGCCATTCAAGAGATAAATAAAGTATATGCAGAATATTTGCCTTACCTGCTTTCGGAGCAAGCTTCTCTTAAAGAGTTGGAAGCTGCTTATAAAATTGTCAACAAAGCTTTAATTGAAAATGCAGCATTAAAAGCGAAAACTGAAGCTATAAATGATGTGCTTGAAAAATCCATAGACAAACAAGCTAATGCTTTGAATGAGATGCGTTCTATTGCCTCTGAAAAATTGGGAGGAGATAGTTTTGCCATTGAGATAATGAATACGGTAGAAGGTCTCACGGAAGACTTTCGATTAGCGGGACAATCTTGGCAAAAGGCATGGCAAGGTGTTTCAGCTAAAATACAATCAGAGGTAGGAGCAAGTAAACTTCCTAGTGATTTTTATGATAATTTGGAAGATTATGTGAGATCTGTGTATGATTCAAATCAACAAATATCTGATATTCAAAAGAAATTCAATCCTTTTTTTAATAAGGAGCAAGCAGATCAAGCTGTAATTGAGAATAAGAAGTATTATGAAACAATGAAGTCTCAGGCTGAATCTTTCCTTAACTCTATTGCCGCAGATCAAAAAAAATTACTTGACACGGGTAAATTTGAAGGGATAGACAAAGAGGTAGTAGAAAGGTATAAAGAGGCTAAAGCTAACATTCAAGAGGCTACAAAGCAATTAAAGATATATGATTCTTATGATAAGCAGAATATGACTGCCCAAAAAGAATACGAACGACAAGCAAAGGAACAAAAGAAGATTCAAGAAAGAATAAATAACGAACTGCTCGAACTTCAACGTCGTAATGAACAATCTCGGATTGATTTGATGGAGGAAGGCTCCGATAAGAGTATCGCCCAAATAGAATATGATTACGATCGTGAAATAGAGGCTATCCGTAAGAGGGAGAAAGAGTGGCGTGAGGCTCAAGGGGGAAAACTCACGCAAGAACAAACGGTTGAAATAAAAACTGCCATTACACAGGCTCAGGCTACCCGTATGCGATCTACGCAGGAAGTAGAGAACGAGCAGATCGAGGCTCAACGTAAAGCCATGAATGATTACCTTAAGGAATATGGCACTTATCAAGACAAAAAAATGGCACTCGCCGCCGAATACGGGCAAAAAATAGCGTTTGCCGAGACCGAGGGGGAGAAATTGATACTCGGGAAGGAATGGGATAAGCAGCTTTCCGACCTTGAGATAAAAAGTGGCAATACCGCCAATGCCATAATCGCTCTTTTTGGAGACATGAAGGACAAGACTCTAAAGGAGTTGATAGAGATATCCACCAAGGGAAAAGAGGCCTTGGAGTTTCTTAAGTCCGGAGAATGGGATGAATCAAAAGGCAAGGGATTAGGTATAACGCAGGAACAATTCGATCTTTGGTCTGATATGCCTGAAATAATGGATAGGGCAGGGAAAAGCGTTGAGAGCACCAACGAGAAGGTCGATGAGTTGCGACCCGCTTTTGACAAGGTGACAGAAGGAGTGAGGCGATTCTTTGCCGCTGGTGACGACCCCAAAAAACTGACGGAATCATTACAGCTCATTAATGAGGGTGTAAATGAAGTTATGACCTCTGTTCAATTCTTGTCAAATACCTTTGGAAAACTTGGTGATTCGTTCGGAGGTGCTTTTAATGACATAGCGGAAGGTTTAAATATGGCAATGGACGCTGTAAATTCCGCTATGCAGGGTGCGCAAGCGGGTGCGATGTTTGGCCCTATAGGGGCATCCGCTGGTGCTGCTATTGGGGTAGTGACCTCTCTAGCGTCCTCTATCGCTAAGATCCATGACAAAAAGAACGAGAAACGTATACAGAGATTACAAGACCAGATCGATGTGTTGGATGCCTCGTATGAGAAGCTAGGCCGTTCCATAGAAAAGGCTTATTCTACGGACGCTTCTAAGCTCATAAACCAGCAAAATAAATTGCTAGAGCAGCAAAAAGTGATCATCCAACAACAGATCGAGGAGGAAAGGAACAAGAAAAAGACCGACGATGACCGGATCAAGGATTGGCAAAAGCAATTGGAGGATATCAACGCTCAATTGCAGGACAATAAGGAGAAAGCTGTAGAGGCTATAACAGGAACCGATGTCATGTCCGCTATTGACGAGTTCGCCCAAGCGTATTCGGAGGCGTGGGCTACAGGAACTGATGCGGCAGAGGCTTCGACTAAGATTGTCCAAAATTTGATCAAGACGGCTATCATTGAGTTCTTGAAGAAGAAATTATCCCCTTCCGTAGAGGAATTCATGAAGAAACTGGCCGATTATATGTCCGATGGTATCGTTTCGCCTTGGGAAGAAGCGGAGTTGAACAAGTTGAAGGAAAAAATGGACGCTGAGGCCCAGAAGGTCTTCGATACGTCAAGCAAGTACTTCCAAGAGGATAAGAATGATAAATATGAGCAGACCGCTACATCCGGAGGTTTCGAGAAGATGTCTCAAGATAGCGCCGATGAGTTAAATGGCCGTTTCACCGCCCTGCAAATGACAGGGGAGGAGATACTGTTGTTCCTGCAAGGCTCCGAGCAATTCTTGAGCCTCTTGTATATAAAGGCCAGTATGGACGTGATATCTGTAAAGATAGCCTCGTTGTATGACGTGGCGGATGAGACTAGGACGATGATCGCCAGTATCTATATAGAGTTACAGCAGATCAATGATAATACCGCCAATACCGTGATACAATTGAAAAAAGCGGTGGATAAATTGACAAGTATAGAGACTAACACTAAAAACATGTAGTATGAATGTTGGAGATATAACGAGACGGGCTATTTCGCTAGGGGCTTGCAGTGAATCTGGCAAGGCCACTGACTGGAAGAGCCTATGTTGGCTGTTTTTTTCCCCGCAAGGGCGGGAGTTTTGCGAGGAGAATAATTATCCTTCGTTGGATTTATTTAGAGGCATGGCTAAAAACATAGCTTCCTACGGGATATACGTGGATCGTGATCTAATTGAGCTTCACAATAAAACAAACGTAGGTGTGATAGGTAATACCGTGGCGTATTTGAGTTATGACGATAACACGAGGGTGCATAAGGTGATCTTGATGCACGGGGGCAAGGCCAAGATAGAGGCCGGGAACTACTCCGTGATATTGCTTGTCAATATCGGGGGATGCGAGGTGGAGATTATTAACGACGGAACGGCAAGGATATTATGTTAGGGGATCTATATATTAACGGGAATGACGCATGGGGCACGTATCGTGTCGCCATGGGAGAGGGTTTTATCCAGACTTTGCTAACCCCAGCGGGAAACAAGGATTTCATAGAGAACGAGAGCCGGTTGGAAAACGGGAAGAGGGTCGTGTTCAATAATCCCAAGGTGGATAGCCGGGATCTTACCCTTACGTTCAACATACACGGGGATACGCAAGAGGAATATATGCTGAATTATAAGGCGTTCGTGGCTGTCCTTCAACAAGGCAAGGTCGTATTGCGTGTTCCGGATCTTGATATGACATTTACCCTTGTCCATAAGAGATCATCAAGCTTCGCCTTGGATCGGAACAGGTTGAATAGTAGGCTATCCGTTAAGTTCGAGGAACCTGACCCAACGTCAAGGGGATAAGTGAAGAGCCGTCCGCCCCTTATTGGCTAGACGGCTCTTCGTCCTATTGCGCTAAAAGATGCGTGTTTAACGATCGAAGGTCGAATCTTCCCGGCTTTGACCTTCCGTTGTTGTACACCGAAACAGTCATGCTTGGCTTGGGGTTGGTCTCTCTAAATCCGCAAGCCCTCTCCAGCTCATCGATCAACCTCTCCATCTTGATGGATTGCCGGTTGAATCGCTCCATCGCTTTCTTATCCTCCCTTGATATCAAGGCTATGTCGCTGAGTATTTTATTTATATCTTTCATATGTTTTTTCATTTACAGGTGGTTAATTAGCCTTGCCTCTTTCAATAAGTGGCATTACCCCATGCTTCTTTAACTCCTCATACAAGAATAGGCGCCCTTTTTGTGTCCATTCGGTATTAAGGCTGACATCGGGGATACCGTTTGTATGAGTGTAGTTGTGAGTGGCGCTGTGGACATACCCTTTATTCAAGTATTTCCCGTACAAAATCCATTGGTTGCGTACCTTGTGCTGTATTCCAAGATCACGGAGCAAAGCGTTGAACCTTCTTGCGCTCATCCCGTAATCTTGCGCTATCTGGGTAACCAGTACCGTTTGCTTGCTTTGCAGGATAACACGGGTGTACTCGCTTTGCTTCTGTAGCTCTACATTCTCCGCTTTCAATTCTGTTATCTCCTCTTGCTTTTGCTCTATCCTCTTCTGTTGCTCCTCTATTTGCATCTGTTGCTGTGCGGCTAGCATTAGGGCCTCGCCGAAGGATTGAGGCACCGGGTATTGCTGTTGGATCGAACTATGACCTGTAGTGAGAAGCTCTTCTATTCTCTCGTCTACCCATATCGAAAATTCCGTTGATAACTTCTGGGCTACCCGGAGGGCGACACGTTGATGCGCCCAAGTTCCGGGATTATTCCCTCCTCTTGTAATTATCAGTAAATCAGCCAAACTACAAAATTGTAGTTTGGAGAATTTTTCGCAATAATCGCTGATTTCCTGAGAGTTAATAATATGAGTGAGATTTTTGTCTGGAAAAGCTTTTGCAACCTCTGTAAGGTTTACATAAACAACGCCTTTTCGTACACGCATGGTAACATTCTTACCATTATAAGAAAAGATTTTCCCCATTTCGGAGGGGCTAACCGTACCTAACACAGCAATATTATTGCTGTTCGAGTAATTTTCATTCAAGTGTCGCATAATCAATGAAAATTAAATATTAATAAATAAAGAAAGCAGAGAATTTCTCCAAGTTGCGACACTTTCATATTGGCTTGTGGGCGAATATGTACGGAGAAACCTCTGCTTATATTTTAGGCAGTAGCTTATTTGCGGACATAAAAAATCCACAAACCATATGTTTATATAAAAGTGTCGCACCGCAAAAGTGCAAACAATTTCCGACATACGCAATATTTTTATTATATTTTTCATATTCATCTAGTTTTAAATCAATGCATCTATTCACTAATTGTCGTGGCATTGGCCGTACGTCCTTACGCCGTACCTTTCTAATCCACTTGGTCACTAATTATTGGATCATAGTTAAGGTTTGGAAGGGATTCATCCTAATCTTGCGAATTGGTGATTATTTATGTCCGGCGTTATATTTTGGGTGATAAAATTGTACGCCTTGCTCACGTCTTTCTTGAAATTAGGATCGGAGTCATATTCCTTGACAAGATCTTTCACGTTGTTGGAAAGGGTGGAATGTTCCCTCATGTGCAAGACGTTCGCTATCTTGTCACGTAATCCGCTTTTCATTTTCTTGCCAGCTAATTTCTTGGGGCAATATAACAAGATTATGACAAACAGGAACTTCTTGCGATCGTTCACGGTCATTTTAGACTTGCAATAGATGGACTGGAAAGCCTCGTACATCGCGTCTATCTTGGATAGATCCGTATATAAAGGCTCACTGAATACATCTTCCTTTCTCTCAAGCTCATCCATGTTATCATATATGCGAGACAGTTCTTTCACGCCGGTAACGATGGTGTTCTTTAGGTCGAAGAGGCTGTGGATGAACTCCCTTCCTCTTTCCGTCCATACGGTTTGCATAGCCGTCCCGGGTGTTCCGTCACGCTGGACATATAGATACGTCCTTGTTCTCGTGCAATCCTCGTCTTGATACTTGTGTGTCAATAGCCATTGACCGCCTTGCTTGTATTGTACTCCCATCTCTCTTAGCTTTTGGTTCAATGTGACGGCGCTCATTCCTAGCTCCTTGGCGATCTGGTTGGTGTTATACGTGCTGGTACTTTGCAATACCTTCTCGTAGTAATTGACCTTTGGTGCGGCGGCTTGAAGTTCCTCGCTTTGAAGGGCGGTTTGTTGCTCTAGGTTGGCGATCCGCTCCTCACGTCTCCTCAATGCGTCTTGAGCGACTAGAAGGGCACGTGCCATAAGTTCCTCAGGAGTATCTTCCGGTTTGGATATCATGTAGCCTCCGGTTTTCCGGATAGAAGGTAAGACTTCATCACATACCCAATCTTGAAATTTTTCGGCATCTGGTAATTTTGATTTCATTGTCAAACGATACACTTCTCCTTCTTTGCCATACTTCATTTCCTGCATAACCGTTGCTCCGTACTGGTTTACAGTGGGGGTCGGTAAAATGGCGACCCCCTTACAATGCTGTGAAACAGCGTCAGCTGGTCTACTATAACCAAGTGCCTTTGCTACATCTGCCAAGCAAAACAACGGCTCACCGTTTTCATTCACTGCAATTCTTACTTGTCCGAACTGCTCATTTTGGAAAATTCGAATATTATTCATAACTTTGTCCCGTTAAAGGATTAATATTATCCTCATTGGTAGCTCGGTCAAGCACTACCTTTGAGGATTTTATTTTGACCGAAGTGGTAGCCGGGGACTTGAACCCCGGTGTATGCCGTCCTACCTGCTTATTACCAGTCTCGCTTGACAAGGTAAAAAGCGAAGGGCAAAGATTGAAGTTGCCTATTGTGACGGTCTGCAACTGGAATCAATGCCCTTAAATATCTTCTTTCGCTACCGTCACATGAGCGATCATTTTCATATCACAAAATTATATATGACAAAATCCGTGGCCTATTTTTTCAAGGCTCGAAAAACCACAATGGAGCTATTGTTGTAAAATCCCTCCGGCCGTATTACCGGAGGGGCATCTACTTCCGATCCTCTCCCCGTCGTTCGAGTTATCCCGCAAGCCTGCAAGTCATGTCGCTAATTACGCTCATGAATCTATCGTAGGTCTTTTTATTCCATTCTTTGTGATCCGGCATCCAGTCATTGAATATCTCCATGTAGACCACCTCGTGAAGTCTGTCCTGTACGGTGACGCATAAACCGCCCGTCTCCGGCATAACGCCTACGTTTATATGTACCGGTTTCTTTCCGATCATACACTCCAACGCAATCCTTTGTACGTTCTTCAATACTTCTATCGTTTCCATATTCCTTATATTATTAATGTATATCAATCACCCGAATAAACCCTGTTACCGTAAAGGCTAGCCATACCGACATGAGTAAGTCTTACAGCATGGGATCTTTCCGCAAGTTCCTTAGCAAACGCCGCACGTTTTTCTGCAAGCTGCACCATCGCTTTCGCCGATCCCCAAGCCTGTTTAAGGCACGATCCGAATGTACGTCCGTATATTTTGCACTCCCTATAGATCTTATGCGCTTCCTTCATGATCTCACTCTTGTTGTATTTCCGTGTTGCCATTGTACTGTTGTTTTATTTTGATGATGCAAATATATAGCACGGTTACTAAATAAACAAGGCTCTGTTTAGTATCCATACTATATTTAACTGTTTTTTATATAGCATCCATGCTATATTGACATTTGTTTAAAATAAATTTAGTATTCACAAATAATTTCACTGCTTTTATTTCGTACATACACTAAATTATATATATTTGCATCAAAAATAAATTATAAAGCATTATGGCTAATACAGAACTAAGGATTAAAGAGCTTTGTAAAGAGAAAGGTATTACACAGGCTCAACTAGCAGACAAATTAGGAATTCAAGCGGTATCATTTTCTCAAGCGGTATCTCGAAACAAATTCAACATGGACAGATTATCTGATATTGCCGACATTTTAGGAGTTGAAATACCGGATCTTTTCGATTCTTGCAAAAGCGGGATGGTTAAATGCCCTAACTGCGGTCACCCATTGAAGATAAAGGTGGAATGATGTTATCTTCAATGATCTCAAAATAAAAATCATGAAAGTTTGTTTTCTGCATACAATGCACTACCTTTGCGATACAATATAATACATAAGTAATATGGAAGCAGTAATAAGAAAGCAAACCTCGTTCCGTTTACGTGAGGACTTGTTGCAAATATTGCAGGAACAAGCCAAGAAAGCGAACAGGAGCCTGAATAATTTCGTGGAGAGCACCTTGATGGACGCTGTATACTCCGAGCCAAACGAGGAAACGATAGCGGCTATAAGGGAAGCACGTACGACCAAGAATAAAGAAACGTTCGACAGCGTGGATAGCTTGATGGAGGAATTAATGAAGTGAAAAAGAAATTACACCCAACAAGCCAGTTTAAGAAAGATTTCAAACGTATTCAGAAATTCCCCAAAAAAATCGCAGCTTTTGAATATATCGCAAATCTACTTATAAATGACCATCCGATTCCACAAGAATACAAACCTCACATGTTGAAAGGTGAGTATAAAGGTTGTATGGAATGCCATATCGAAGGAGATTTTCTTCTTATTTGGATTGACGGAGAAATAATCGACTTGCTTAGAATTGGTAGTCATTCCGAGTTGTTCGGAAAAAAGAGGTAGACAAGGTTTGTACTACTTAAATTAAGAAATATGTTATCGAATATGTAATTTTCTTCTATTATATTTGCTTTTGTTAACACTATTATCTACTTTTGCCCCGTCATTAATTAAACTAAATCAAGTCATGAAAAAAGTTTTACCTATTTTTCTTCTATTAATGCTATTTTGTTCTTGCAGTAATAAAGACGATTATACCATAACTTCTATTTCTATTGATAAAACAAAGCTAGAATTGAAGATCGGTGAAAGTTATGATTTCCAAATGTCCCATTTCCCTTCGGAGGCTCCTTCTCCCCGATATAAATGGGTTACATCTAAATATTTTCCGATAAATGGCCCCGAAGATGGCTATGAAATAGCATCTATTGATCAAAACGGAACTATAAAAGCTTTAAAAGAAGGTGTTACAATTGTAAGCGTAGAGACAATTGATGTTTTTGATCCCGAAAAAGGTTATCCTTTTTTTCAGTCATGCGAAGTAACCATAAAACCCATAGTAGGTGAATCCATAACATTATCCAAGACAGATCTTGATATGAAGCCCGGAGAAACGGCTTCGTTGACGTATACCATATCACCGGATAACGCCACAAGTAAAGATGTCATATGGAAAACTAGTGACCCTAAAGTAGCTTCGATATCCTATGGTGGCTTCACATCCAATGCCGAGATTACAGCAAAAGGCCAAGGTGAGGCAACAATCACCGTAAGCCTAAAGGATAACCCCAAGGTGTCTGCTACTTGCAAGGTCAAGGTAGGAGCGGCAAAGCTTGAAAGTATCAGCTTTGAGGAAAAAGAAAAGACAATCATACAAGGTGAATCAACCAAGTTAAATCTTGTGTTTACGCCTTCTTATGCTACTAATAAAAACGTACAATGGACATCCTCTAATAAGGATATAGCGGTCGTTGATAAGGAAGGTAACGTTACTGGAGTTCATTTCGGAGAATGTACGATAACCGCCAAAGCCGAGGATGGAGGATTTGAGACGGCTTGTAAGGTCATAGTAAAGCCTATTCCGGTAGAAAACATATCTTTTCCCTCACGTTACTATGATATCGAGATAGGAGGGGAAAAACAATTAATTGTAAATTTTACTCCGGAGAATGCGGGAAACCGTAATCTTACATGGTCTTCCTCTAATCCTATAGTCGTGTCTATTGACAAGACCGGAAAGGTGAAAGGGAATACGTCTGGAAGTTCAACAATCACAGCTACCAGCGAAGACGGTGGGCATAAGGCATCCGTAGAAATATATGTAGTTGAAATAGATCGTTTGATGAACGTGTACTTCCCTTCTTCATCCGTCGTTATTCTCAATGGATATTACACGGGAAGTATATCATGCGCTATCCGAAATAATAGTTCTCATGCCGTAAACCTAAGCAAATTCTACGTCGTTGAATCTAATACCTATAAGACAGTATTAGAGACTACGGATATGTCTATATTAGGAGAATTAAAGCCCGGAGAAACAAAAATTCTTAACGCTAGATTAAATTCGGTGTATGAGCCAATATTCCGTTGGGAGTTTGAATATAATGGAAATTCATATTCTACTTTTACTAAATATGGAGATAAGTAAGTTCTATTTTTGTTAATAGGTACTATTAAGTTATTTAAGCCCGTTCCGTCCTTTCGGTTCGGGCTTTTTTATTTCCTCCTACAACAAAATTACAACAATCCCGTCATTGTTTTTTTTAGGTCCGCTTGATTTTTTGTCATCCTCCTTATATGCGTGAACTTTGAGTTCATGATCGAGATTAAGGACATATCTGGTAGAGTCAAGTTGTCGGTATCGATAGAAACGGGTTCGGTACGTCGGTTTGAGTTGATGAAAGAGGACTATGTGAACCTCGTGTTCTCGTTGTCCGACCCGGTACAACTGGAGATCGGAGACAATATCGATTATGAAGGTAGCGTTTTCTGCGTAACTGGCAAGACATATCCGACATTCAACGCATCCACAGGCGGATACGACTATAGCGTGCGATTCGACTCGCATTATTACCGATGGAAGAATCATATCCTATTTTACGATAGGCAAGGTAACAAGGAAGCGTCATGGAGCCTTACACGTGCTCCGGAGGCCCACCTAAGCATTGTCGTATCCAATTTGCGATCTCTGGGATTCAGGTATAACGGTAAGGAGTACCAAGCCGTTGTCGATAGCTCCGTTGACGCTGTCGCCAAGCTCGTGCAATACGACAGCACGAATATCGTGGATGCCCTTACCAAGATTGCCGAGGCGTGGGAGTGCGAGTGGTGGGTAGAGGGTGACAAGATATATATAGGTAGGATAGAGCGTGGCGATCCCGTAGATCTGGAGATAGGTAGGCAGGTAGTGTCCATGCCAAGGAGCCAAAGCCAAGACCTGTTCGCCACACGCCTGTACGCTTTCGGCTCAACGAGAAATATCCCCTCGGGCTATCGCAAGGGGGAATCCGGTACGGTGGTGCAAGGGGTGGTGCAAAAACGCCTCATGCTTCCTAAGGGAACTCCCTACGTGGACGTGGTACAGGGATTGACCGAGGATCAAATAGTGGAGGCGGTCGTTATATTCGACGATATATACCCTCGTAAGATAGGTACGATAACCGAGGTGATACCGAAGGAGGTCACGGAGGAGGGCGAGGACGGGACATCGGAGACATTCACCGTCTACCGGTTCAAGGACTCGGGATTGTCCTTCTCCGAAGAATACGTGCTTCCCGGCAAAGAGCTTCGTGTCGTATTCCAGACGGGGCCGTTGTCAGGCATGGATTTCGCCTTGCGATTCAATCCGGAAGGACTGCCGGAGGATGATCCGGAGGCTCAGGTGTTCGAGATAGTCCGTAATGACTCCTATGGCCAGACATTGCCGGAAAGCCCTCTTATACCGGGGACGGGGAACAAATATATCCTATACAATTTTGACACGCAATACGTAAGTGACACCCTTATCCCGCAGGCGGAAGAGGAATTGCTGAGAAGGACGATAGAGTATAAGGCTAAGGTCGTGTCGGACCCTTCCACTTACACATGCGTCCTTAACTCATACTACGCTTCCGGCTACGATGAGAATAATGGTATATTGAACCCGGAAAAGGCGATTGATCTATCCGTAGGACAGCGTGTCAGGCTTATCAATAAGGCCTATTTTGAGAATGGGCGGGAATCTAGGGTATTGGGTTTCGAGAAAAAGCTTGATATCCCATATGATTCGCCTTCCTATACGGTAGGAGAGAGCGCGGCTTACTCCCGGTTGGGGGAATTGGAGCGTAAGTTGGAGAATATCCAATATAAGGATAACACGTACGTCAACCAAGGTAGTGGTTCTTTAGGGGTGTATATCATAAAGAAAGAGGATACTACCGCCGCCTCGGACGAGAACGTTTTCTCCGCTCTCCGCACATTATATGAGATAAACAAGGTAAAACAGGATAACGACAAACGTTACCTTCGTAAGGACATACCCGATATCGCCCATGAGGATATTTTATTCGACAAGAAGATAGGCTCCTCCATCTTCCTTGACGGCATGGATGGCAAGGGCTGGGAGATCAAGGCCGACGGTCGTGCCATATTTGATGAGTCATGGTTCCGTGGGAATGTTTTATTCAAGAAACGAGTGGGGTCCCATACGTTTATATCCGGTTTCCCTAATGGCTTCGGTTGGGATATTGCTCCATATAAACGGGTTAACTCGGCTGGTGTAGAGGAACAGAAATTCCGTTTAGAGATAGACGATATAAATGTGAGAGGCAGTCTCCGGGTCTATGAGTTCATCGTCTCTCAGCTTCGTGGCGAAAACGACAACGTGATATTCTCAGGGATGATGAAGGTGGAGTATTACGACCATGCGACCGGAAGGATTTACTTGGACACGGGGAACGGCGTGCTCTACAATCCGTTCCGTTCGGGGGATATATTGATGGTCCAACATTTTGGGGGAATGCCGACAGGGGAGAATGATTACAATATCATCAAGCAATACGAACTTCGGGTTGATCAAGTCGGCATCGGTAATTTATCGGACGGTGAAGATCGCTTGGACTGGATTACGTTTGTCAACTTTGCCGGTGATAAAGCCGACATTGCGCAAGGTGATGTATTGACCCGTGTAGATAGCGTGGCCGATTCTACCAGAAAGGGTATTGTCAAGATCACTACGATTGACGAGGTGGGAGCTCCGTATATGGATGTCGTGTATGGAATGAAGACCGATCCCGATAATGCTACCAAGGCACGTGTCGGCAATCTTTCGGGGATAAGGACCAAGAGCGGTATAGATTTGACCGGTGTTTGGGGGATTTACGGTAACGGGGCTTACTTTGAAAATTCGACCTACATCCTTGATACAGGTAATACGATCGAGCAGGAATTTTCCATAATGAACGGGAAATTCGAGAGTTCAATCGAAGGCATCAGGAACGATATATCATTAGAGCCGGGCAATATATTGAAAAATAGCTCATTCTCCCAAAATACGGACTATTGGGTGACAGAGAACTCAATAAGTTTTTGGGGACATGACGGATCGTTTATTTACGCCAATGATTCTTTCCTGTCAGAGAAGAGGGGAGTTTCAGATATTTATCAAGACGGCAACAGAAATGTCTTACGTATCAGTGACTCGTATATCCTCCAGCGGAATGACGTTATAAACATACCGTCACATGAGACCGAGGCGACCGAGTATGACTATTCCTTCTCATTACATTACCGGGTTGTTAAGGCGGGGATATTGACCGCAGGTTTCGAGGGATCAAGCCTTTATGTCTCCATGTCCTTGGAACCATCATCCTCGTATCGTAAGCTTTCGAAAGCGGGGAAATGGGACGAACGTGGCGATTTCCGTATATCTTTCGATGGGGAAATACTGATTTATGGTGTTTCCTTGTTTATCGATAACTTGGCGGATGCCATTATCAGGTTGGAGACAAGGATAGAGCAAACAGAAGAGTCTATCAAGCTGGCGGCAACGAAGGATTATGTGGATGAGGAAACAGGTAAGGTGTATACCAAGTATGATTCTCAATTGAATATTACCGCTGGGCAAATATCGGCCATATCAACGAGGGTGGATAATATAAGGAATGAGATAGACACGGCGGGATGGATCAACACTACGCAGGGAAATACGTTGTTCGCCGCCAAGAGCTTGGAAAACGGCGATAATATCATATCGTATATCAACCAGACGGCAACGACAACCACCATTAAATCGAATAGGATCAATCTTGTGGGAGCCGTTACCTATTCAGATTTAGACTCCTCTTTACAGGATAAGGTGGATGCGGCTGGCGGGGATGCTTTGGATAAAGCCTTGGAAGCCTATGAGAAAGCTTCTGATGCCTATAGCATAGCGAATAGCGCAGACTCAACTGCTTCATCGGCTTATAGCAGGGCGACTAAAGCCATTACAGACGCCACAAATGCTTTAAATGCGGCGAAGGAAGCCAATACATCGGTCGAGTTACTTCCCGGTTGGGTCAAAGAGAATGACATTATTAAAGCATTGGAAGATAAGACAATCATCGTTAATGGGTATATCGCTACTTCTATGATTGATGTGAATAATTTGTATGCTAAGAAGTTGGCGGCAACAGAGGGGACTATTGGAGCCTTTAAGATAATGTCCTATAAAAGCCTTGAGACAGATGATGCCGACGCTTTTATTCGCATGTACGATGCTGGACAAGTTTTTACCTTTATATATGCCGGGCATGTAGAATCTCATTCCGGAAAAGGGGCGGCTTTGATTGGAATAGCGGATAATAGTGATTCCATGGCATTGTATACAGAAGGAGGTATAACGTTTAAGGGTTTAAGTACGACGGCAGAAAGTTCCTACTGGAAGCCTTTATTAATACATACAAATACTGGAGAGATAAGAAGAAGTTCCTAATATAAAAATAATAATTATGAAAGTGAATTTTCACATAGCATTTAAGAATTCTCAAGGCGAAGAAGCCTTTGAGTGGGTACCTGCCGGAGAGAAAAAGGAGAAACGTTATCAAATGATAGACGAGGTCCTTTGCCAAGGATTATTTGATGGCAAATATATCCACATGACAGGGCGTGATGAAGATGATTCGCGTAGCAAGTTACAAGCATTTGAACTGTATCTGAAGCTAAGGCAAGCTAACGGAGAATTGGATATAACAATCGAGGAGGCTACATTGATCAAAAAAGTGGCATTACTCTTACCTCCTGGAGCGTATGGGCAAATTTATAACATTATAGAAAGGGGAAATTAACATGGCACTATCAACATTATCATCTGTATTGAGAAGCAAATACAAAAACACGGTAGGAGATTATGATATCTCCTATGAGACAACACGGAATGCGGGCGAAAAGGTAACAGAGGTATTGGCCTCGGTCAAAAAAGGAGAGCTTAGGTTCGGTTATGTAAACATTGTGGACAAAGGCAGGAAATCGATAGTCTTGGAAGATGGAGTCTCGGACGAAGACTGCAAGGCTATATTGTCAACCGTGATAGACGATGCGGCAAATATTTTCCTTAAACAAGAATAACATACGATAATATGGCTGTAGGGGATCTTACATTGTCTTCCGGCTTTACTCTAACGCCCGAGGATTTACGTGCGATCGCCGCTGAGAGTAAAAAGATCTTAGCGGAGGAGTCCAAGGATTTAAGTCAGTTCAAGGAGATTGACTCTATATCCTCCGTGTCATCTTTGCCCGGTATTTCCGCTAAGGAGGAATTAGTGAGAGTCCCCATGGCTATACTTAAGGGACTTGACGGTAGGGAGATAGAACTAGCCTCTTCGTCTACGGATATCCAATGGAGGTATGTTGGAAATCCCGGATGGAATGTGTTGGTGGAATTATCCTTGCTAACCGGTCCGAAGGGAACTCCGGGAGATCCTCCGGTCGTCTCTATCGGTACGGTCTCCACCCTTCCTTTTAATAGCTCGGCAACGGCTGGCTTTGTCTTGAGAGGGGAGACCCCAGAAGGTGTACCTATTTATGCTTTGGATTTAGGTATCCCACAAGGCAAGCCCGGCCAAGACGGAAATGGGGCGGGGAACGTGTTTGTCCCTACGGATAATATCATAGCCGATAGATATTATATTTTTAAATCCTCCGTTGATAAAAGCGCAAACGGGGATTTTATCGAATTGGACAGCCTTGCCTTTGGTGTAGGTCAAAACTACTCGGGTTACAAGAACGCCGAGATATTCAATGACTATGAGAATAACAAGGCGGCAGGAAATTACGCCCACGCAGAGGGTATGAATACCAACGCTACCGGTCTTAGGGCGCATGCGGAGGGTTACAAAACGAATGTGTTCGCTAGCGAGGGTCACGCCGAGGGCAGGGGAACATGGTGCTTAGGAGCGCAATCGCATGTAGAGGGATTATATTCTTATTGTTTAGGGGATGGTTCGCATGTAGAAGGAGGATCAATAGGCACCCAGCCTTATTTTATTGAAAATACCGTAGGAGGCATAGCGGATCGGCCTATTTTTGATACGAGTGGAGAGTCTTTAAGGACTTTCATAGAAGATTACGGAGTCTATAACTCTGAAAATATTGAGCACTCATTATTTTTTGACGCTGTATCTATACGAGAGAAGTTCGCTCTGAACATTTCAATTGGCACCCGAAGCCACCTCGAGGGAGCTAACAATTTTATTTGTGATAACACAAGCCACGTAGAAGGATATAATAATATATGCGGTGATTTATATTATTCACATAGTGCCCCAATAGTACATAAGGCAAATCATGTGGAAGGATACAATAATGTTCTGTTTTCGGGGAGAGAATATACAGACCAAAACTTCTGTGTTCATGTGGAAGGATATAGTAATGAGGTTTATCCGGGATGCTCTTTTTCACATGTAGGAGGAGAGTATTGCACTATAGGTAATATAGCCCCTGCAAGGTTAGCGTTTTGTCATGGGAAGTGGTTGCTTGTAAATTCGGATTATGGCGTTTCTTTTGGTCGTTTTAATAAGCCAACACTAAATAATAAAAATGTGCTGTTTTCCTATGGGATAGGACGTGATGATAACTCGCGAGAAAACGCTTTGTCTATATTGGAAGATGGAACTGTATTAATCCCTAGCTTGGAAGATAGGATAAATGATGCTACAGATTCGAAAGTTATAGGTTTAAACAATAAATTTAATAATAATAACGAAGAGCTTAAGGCTATTATAGATGAGCAATCTAATCAGATAAAGGATTTGTTAGCCTTGTTACAGTCCGGAGTTGGGATAACAAAGGCTTTTGTTTCAGGTAGTGTTTTGGTTTTTACTAAAAATATACAAGCGGAAGTGTCGGGTGAAACCTTTTTTATTTCCGATTCGCAAACAACGGTTGCTGATGGAGTATTAACAATCAAATAAATAAAAATATGGGAACAATCAGAAAAATAAATGTAAATGGGCAAGAATATGATTTGGCTGGTTCTGGCGGCTCAACAATGATTTCTGTAACCTATCAGGAGATAGTATCTTTGATTCAGGCAAGCTCTCTTGTCGCAGGGAACAAGTACAGGATCACAGATTATGTAACTAAAGTAAATGATAAATACAAGGCTGTTTCAGCGGAGAAACCTTTTGACATTATCGTCACGGCTAAATCTTCCAATAAACTAGAACGTAAAGCATCTGCCATAATGCGTGAAGGTGATGATTACTTCGCCGGATCAGACCTAGGATCTTGGGAAATATGGTATGATATCAATAATGATACTAAATCGTATCCAATCGCTCATGAGAGTGGGAAAGGATATATTTATAGGCTTATAGACGAATATGGAAATGAGGCTGATTTTGATTTTAAGAACATAAAATGGAAAATAGACTCAAATATTTTTAAAAAGGTGACAAATGGTCCTGTACCGTTTTTTACTTTTACTTTTTTAAATTCATATAATGGCATTAGCGAGGATTCGGTTATGGACGCTTCCTTGGATGGCAAGGCAATGAATAATGAAATATATATTCTTGATAGTATAACCAATACTGCTGTGTATGTCCTTAGTGTGGCAAAACCATCAATAGGTTCTGCCAGGATAAAGAAAAATAGCTCAAATAAGTCTTTTTTCATAGCTGTTAAAGGAACCGTTAACTCAAAAATAGATACTAATGATATGAGATATGGACTTAATATAGATGATGTCGCTATGGAAGTTAGCGGTAATACGGTAAATAATTATGTAGATATATTATTGAATGGCGCAAATTTAATGGTGACTAATAACCTATTTAACATCGAAGGACAGGCTAGACTCCAAATTTCAGGTTCTCTTAAAGGATGTACGGTATTAGGATCTTTTAAAGCTGGATCAGACTATGTCTTTCAAATCTCCGAGAGTTGCCAAGGAAAGATTATTGTGTCCAATGGAGATGGAGAATCTTTTAAAATAATAGACCCCTTCACTCTTCAATAACATGGAAACTATTCGTATAGGCAATGACATATCCGTCCAGTGGACGATATTGCACGATAATGTTCCCGAACGACTTGAGGGGCGGGATTTGAAGGTGATCTTGTCAAACTCATTCGAGAAGATAGAGATAAAGGATTTCCTCCTTGTCGGTAACGTCATAAGATTCTCTTATCACGGGAAGGATCAGGTACATTGCGGGGTTTACACGTTGACGTTATACGAGAATTATCATAAAGAGGGAATGATGGCTGTTGACGTTTGCGAAGCGTTTAAACTTATCCCTAGATCATGCGAAAAAAAGGACAGACAGTCTTGCTCAAACTTGGAAATATCCACGGTTGATATCAACTCTTCTTTCGATTTATTAAACAATCCCAAGAACACCCTCGTGTCCGATTCCGTCCATAGGATTGAGGCGGTCACGCAAGAGGAGTACGACAAGATACAGATTCCCAATCCGAATATTTTATACATAATATTATGATATTGAATGGAGCTATAAATGTAAAATTTAAAGGCGTGGACGTAAAGAAGATCTGTCTAGGGCGTGATACGGTATGGACTAGGGAAGCGCATTTGATCGTTACCCCAATGACTATATGGCTACAAAGGAGTAACGGTTTTGCAGCGGATGTAAATATAATATCAAACGTCCTATGGGACGTCGAATAGTAAATAATTAATTAAAAATTTTGAAGTATGGCAAAACCTAGTTGGTTAACAGTAAACCCGATGTCTGGATCGGGTAATGATACGCTGAGGAATACAGCGACGGCGTATAAGGGGAGAAAGACGAGATCTGGGACCGTAACGGTTACCGGATCCGGTGTGGCGCAACCCAAGACTTATAAGGTGACGCAAGAGGCGGAACCCGAGTATATATCCATAGATAACGGGTCGTCGATGGCGGCAGATAAGACAGGAGGAAAAGTCACTGTCAATGGGAAATCCAATTCTGCCGCCTTGTCATTCGCGTGGGTGGGAGAAGCGAAGGAGGCGACGATCTCCCCCCAGTATACCGCAGGTGGTAAACCCACTAATAATACGGAGGCGATCGAAGGAGATCCGGGAGCGACAGGCGAGGTGGTATGGTCTGTGGATCTGACCTTGCCGGCCAATACCACGATAGAGCAGATAGACAGGACCCTGAAGGTATCCAACGGTAGCACCGTTCAGCAGCAGATCGTGATTGAGCAAACAGCCGGAGACGCTAACTTGTCGTTAAGCGAGACAGATATAACGATCCCTGCGGATGGAAGCGCTGTTACCGTTATTGTTACCTCCAATACGCAATGGACGGTATCTTGACCCCTGCCCGGTATGGAGAAAGTGATACCATGGGGCGTAGGTGGAGGGAATCTCCACCTTGCCTATACAGGGCAAGATAATGGCGAGATCGTCATCACGAGTGACACGGAGAATTATACGGGGACAGAGCGGTACGAGGTATTGACCGTGGCAACTGGAAACGGAGCGGTCAAAGAGCGGCTTACGGTACGTCAGCCTAGTCGCAAGGCTTACGTTGACGGAAATATGTTGGTGTTTACCCTTGCGGCGAATGTCTCGGTATCGGGAGGTAATTTGGTGATCGAGGATACGGGGATATCGGTAAGGGATGATGTAATATTTATTTGATAAAAAAGGATCGGAAGAATGGATTGGACGATGATGTTAACCGCCGTATTAACCTTTGTTGGAGGAGGTGGTCTTGGAGCAGTGCTGATGTTTCCGCAAAAGAGGAAATCGGCCGAGTTGGAGAATGAGACGAAAGCGAGTGAGCAATGGAAGGAATTGTATATCAAAAGTCAGGAGGAAAAGAAAGGTTTGAGCAATCTTATAGATAAACTATACGACGATCAGGGACATTTTCGTGACGAGAATAACCGTCTTACAACCCAGATAGCGGTATACAAAGTACTTAAATGCAGAGATTTGAAATGTACCAATAGGAATCCTCCTATCGAGAACAATATAAATAGTGAGGATAAGGAGGATAAAGATTGCGATAAAGAAGGCTCCCCAGATCCAAAAGGATAGGGGAGCCGGATAAATTTTAGCCTCCTGTCTTTCGCAAGGGAGGATAGCAAGGTTAACAAAGCGTCACAAATATACGAATAAAATCAAATAACAGTGGCAGAGAAAAAATTACCTAGAGGTTTGAGAAACAACAACCCGGGAAACATCCGGATCAACGGAGACTTGTTCCAAGGTGAGATACGTCCGAGCAAGGACGTATCATTTAAGCAGTTCGAGACGATGGCCTATGGATACAGGGCGGTATTCCGTATCCTATCTAATTATCGCAAGAACTACGGACTGGACACGATCCGCAAGATGATAGGTCGCTGGGCGCCGGAAAACGAGAATGATACGGATGCCTACGTTAAGGCCGTGTCCGATTACGCCGGTATCCCGGCTGATGATCCTATCAACATCAACGATCGTGAGCAGATGATCCGAATAGTAGCGGGGATGAGCAAGGTCGAGAATGGGAGAGAGGCCGATATGTCGGACGTTATAGCTGGGTGGAATTTACTTTAATAATATAAGACCTAACGCTGTAAAGGTAAGCGTAAAATAAGATGAAAAAATATATTGGAACAAAACAGATTGAAGCAGAACCTATGACAATGGGCGAAGCATTTGAGAAAGGATTGCTCAAAGCGGGAAGAGTACCTAACGAAAGCGAGAAGTCAAATGCTGGCTATCAAGTGAAGTATCAAGACGGTTACGAGTCATGGAGTCCAGCAGAGCCATTCGAGAAGGCTTATAAGGTCTGTGACACGTTTACGGATCGTCTCCAAATAGAATTGTCCGAATTATCCGATAAGCAAGAAAAGCTAGGTGAGTTTTTTGGTACGGATATGTTCAAAGGATTGTCAACGCAAAAGCAAGTATTGCTACGTGCACAATTCGGAGCGATGGAAGCTTATAGGCAAATTCTTATTGAGCGCATCCGTATTGAGGGAATCGTAAAATGAAACCGTGGCATATCATATTAATACTAGTGTGCTTGGTAGCCAGTTTCACGGCTGGCTACCATATCCGGGGGGATGTGACTGATAAAGTCGTGTCTAAATCTGATACCGTATTAATAACCGACACGATCCATGACAGTATCCCGTATCCTGTTTACGAGACATTGGTGCGGACGATACCAGAGCCTTTTCCTGTCTACATTACATTAGACGGTGACACGATTAAGGAACCTATATATGTCCCGGTGCCGATAACTCAAAAGGAGTACAAGACGGATGATTACCGGCTGTCAATATCCGGCTATAAGCCTAATCTTGATTACATCGAGGTTTATAGAAGGACTGAGTATATAACCAAGACGATCACCCCCCGTAGATGGGGAATAGGTGTTATTGCCGGTTATGGGATCGGGAAACATGGACTATCACCTTACGTTGGATTGGGTGGATTCTGCAGGATTTGGTGAGGCCTCCATGACTCACGTCCGGGAAGCCCCTATTAACTAGTAATAATAATTCGTCATATGAATAACAAGGGTTGACGTTTTTTTGTTCATGGTTAATTTAATATTAGTTTGATGGTGACTTCGTGAGAACGAACCGGAAAGGGAAGATGAAGAAAAAAGAATCTTCCCTAAATAATCGGATCGGAAGTTTGATTATTTTTTCATGCCACGCACGACGGGAAGATTCTTATATGTCTTTCTGCCGTGCATTTTTTGTGCCCGGCTTTGATAGTAAAACAAACCACGAAATAAAAAGTTTATGAATAAGGTGGAAATTTTTTACAAAAAAGTGATAGAGGCTGTCTGCAAGGAGTGCGGAACCGATCCGGTAATGATGTTTAGCAACAACAAGGAGAGGAACGTTGACGCTAGGGGAGTGGCTATAACCATACTGGCCGATCGCAAGTTGAGCGACAATATCATATCCGATCTGACTGGAATGACGAGGCAAGCCGTCAACCGGATGCGTAACTTGTACCCGGACAGGATAAGGAGGAGTTACTACCTGAGGAGGACGGTGGAGAGCGTCAAAGAGGAGCTATCCGGTATGGTCTGAGGGTGCGTTATGTTGTAAGGCATGTGATTTGTCTATGAAAAAATTTTCATATAACAAAATTTTTTGCGACATTTGCGGCGTAAAAGGTGATTTTGTAGCCTCGTCAAGTAACCAGCCTTGGCAGAGGCTTTGTTGTATACGAAAAGTTTCATTATGGAAATATATATGCCACATGCGGTAAATGATATTAGGATAGGAGAAGCCTTCAATCATCTATTCAGGATAATCCTGAAAATGGAGAATTCCGATGATGATGATTTCATATGGAACTTCCAATATACGGCATTTGTGACTCCATTTTTCTTATTGCCTCTTATGCTTTATAGAGATAAGTGCGGTAAGAATGTGGTTTGCAAGAATATATCGGACAGTGTTAAAAGCTATCTGGACTCTATTCATTTTGAAGGAGGTGTAGTAGCTGACAGTGTTAGTGATTTTCATAATTATATGGAATATTTTTCTATGAAAAAATATATTCCTATAATAAAGTTCCCGGGATGTAAAAGCAAGGATAGCATAAAAAACGATATACTATCTGTAGCAGAGAATATAATGATAAGGCAATTAAATATTGAAGGAGAGTTGAGAAAGGCTTTATCTTATATGCTGACTGAGACGATTGACAATATATCTGAACATTCAGAGAGTGAATTTGGTTATATATTTGCTCAGTATTATCCGTCAAAGAGTTATATAGACATTTGCATAGCGGATAATGGTATAAGTATACTGGGTAGTTATGTTAAGTCTGGCAAGGGAGGTATAACTAACGATGTGGAGGCTTTAAAAAGCGCGGGAAAGGGTATATCGACTAAAAATTTACCAGATACCGAGAATCGTGGTTATGGTATAAGTACTTGCAAGAGAATGTTGTCTAAGGGACTTGGAGGAACATATTTTTTGCTGTCTGGGCAAGCGTTTCATCTTATGTCAGAGGAAGAGACATCATATATAGGACTTCCTGATTATATAAAATGGGATGGAACTATAGTGGCATTAAGGATACCATATAAAGAGGAAAGGATGTTTAATTTTTATGAATATTTAGAATGAAGATCATGGAAAAGACAATTGTGATATCAGAATTGATAAGGGGAGAGCTTCGTTCTAGGACAGAAGCTAAAAAAATCTATATGAGGGCTAAGGATTTGAATAGCCCATGTGTACGTATAGATTTTAAGGATGTATACTTTATGTCTCGATCATTTGCGGATGAGTTATGCAATACAATAGAGGCTTTGGCCTTGGATAAAGTGAGGGTCTCTATGGAGAATGAGAGCGACTCTATAGATCTGATGATGAAAATAGTAAAAGGTAATAGAAATAAACCGAGAAATATGCATGAGGACAGTGAGGTTAAAGAATTTTCGGACATGGATTCATTGTCAGAGTTCCTGTCTACCATATAAAATTATTTCATGCTATATAAAATAGAATGATATGAAAAATTTAGATGAACCAAAAGCTAAGGAGTATAATGAATTCCTAGAAAGGAATAGTTTTGATAAATACTCAGATAGAAAAAAACATATATCTAGTCCAACCACGCTACAATGCATGTATTGGAAACAGGTGGAACCGGTAGATATAAAAAGTAACCAACCATAAAAATTAAGCGTTGTATATGCCTTTAGTTTGAAAGGTCTAAACAACAACAATAAGCGTCGTCAATACAAATTGGCGGCGCTTTTTTTGTCTCATCCCCTTCCGCAAAGAACTAGCAACAACCTCGCAACAAGCTAGCAAGGAGATATTTATTTAGCAAGGCACTTCTGTGGATTTTTGTGGTGTCCGGGATAATCCGGAATAACCATAAAATTCATGATATATGGAAGCAGAGAAAATCATTAAAGAGAAAGAGATCGTCCATGAGGATGAGCACAAGGATTACGCAAGCAAGGGCGTGGGTAACGCCGGCTTGACATTGGGTATCATTGGTACGGCTCTTGGAGCTTGGGCGGTGTCACGTAACCGTGGCGGCTTGTTCGGCGGTGGCTGGGGAGCCGGTATGCCGGAGAACGTTAACATCAACACGACCACAGGTGGCGGTGGTGGTTCCGGGGTAGGCGCTCCGACAGCGTTCATGGCTTGGGAGAAAGGCTGTGAGGAGGCGTTATCGCTTACAAACGCAATGTGGGGATTGAAAGTCTCAGGTATGCAAGCCGATTACGATCACCGCCAGACGGATATCGCCGAGAAATTCGCCTTGTGGAAATCACAGGTAGACGCTGATTTCGGATTGTACAAGTCACAGGTAGACGCTGATTTTGGTCTATACAAGAACCAAAGAGACCAGTTCGATGTCTTGAAGGCTCAGATTGATGAATTGAGGTGTCAGGTGGCTGTAGGTTCGGCGATTCGTCCTTACCAAGACAAGTTGCTTCAATGCGAGATCGAGAAGGCGTTCACGGCTAGTGTCAATTACACCGATCGTAGAACCTGCCGTATGATCACGGGAGAATTGGTATTGCCAAATACCCCTACGGTAACAGGCTATCCTAGCTACAATCCGTGCTCATGCCCGGCATCCGCTCCGGCACCTACGGCTTAAGGTAAAGTTAGTGGCTTGTGCTCCCTAGGGGGGCGCTTGCCGCTTTCCTTTTTTTAACCACTAACAGTATTATCATGCAGACAAATGTTTTTTTAGGGGGGAGTGACCCTGTATTAGGTAGCAATCCTTATAATCCGAATATAAGCGAGATAGAAGCAAACATTCAGCGTCTCCAGCAAGCGCAGCAACAGATGGAGATCCAGAAGCAACGTATGCTTAACCCTTCTGCGCAACAGCCCCAAAGCCGTAATCCGGTGTGGGACGAGATAGATAAGCTCGTTAGCGAGATGTCGGATAGCGAGTTCGAAATGGTCAATAACAATCCGGAGTATCAACAGGCCTACCAAAAGGTAATGTCCATCCTTAACCGTGAATACATGCGCATCATGCGTCCGTTGGTGGAGGAGAGCAAGGACGGAAAGGCCGCCTTGGAGGAATTGTTGGGAATGGCCAAGAAGATAAAGAAATCGGCCTCAGAGGAGGTTAACAAGAACATGGCGTTGTTCGCTGAGTACACGGCCAAATACGCCGATATGCCATACGCCGACTTCCTTAAATTGAAGAATAGCGGAAAAGGAGGTAAGAAATGACACGTGAGGAAGGTATGCTTATCGAATTGATCGATAAGGTCAAGAGACAAGGGTATGCTATCAGTACCTTGAGAGAGGAAGTGGAACAATTAAAGAAAGAGTCCTATGGAACTAAAGCAACAAGCTCTAGAGCTAAAAAGCAGGCTAATTAACTCGGTGGAGATATGGGCGGAGGAAAGGGTTGACTCTTTCGTCTCCGGGAACACGGCGTTCAAGCCTCTTGGAAAGTATCTTAAAAGGGGGGTCCATAACATCCTCGTGCAAAAGGATAAGGAGATCACTGAGAAAGTGGAAGGATTCATGTTGTTTGCGGCTGACGAGAATGGCAATTATGACAAGGAAGAGCTATTCGATGACGCTATGAACGTATTCAAGAGCATGAAGCCGTATAAGTTCGAGCAAGGATTCTTGAAGGGTACGATCGGGGAAGGCTCCATCTTGATAGAGCTTCCGGATAACGGACTCATGAATTTTATCCTTGGTGACACTAACGCTATCCGTATAACGGAAGCGGATTTTCTGGAACTGAAATCAATATTCACAGAATAAAATAAATGACAGGGTATGAGATACAAGGAATTGATGAAGGACTATCATTCGAAAGGGATGGTATCCGAGAAAAAGATGTGGGAGGCCATATGCGAGCTGGACGAGGCGATGGAGTGTCTAAAGGAAAAAGATCCCGAGAAGTATGACGAGGCCATACGTGATATACATGAGGTTTTTTGCGGTCCTCATTATAATGAGCATTTCGCTAAGATGGACGTGGCGGCAATGCACCATAAAGGCAAGTCGGGGGAGGATAAGGGTGAGCACTGGAACATCCAGCAAGTAACCGCCGTCGCTAAAGGCATGAGCGTACCGGGCAACGCTAATATTTGGGATGTTTACGTTGCGCTAAATTCAGCGTGGCACGACAAGGAAGTAAAGTTCACGGAATGGTTCGGCCCGGACGCTGAGAAAAAGATCATCGAGGATGCTATTAATTTCTACTTCATGGATGATGACGCTCCGGAAGGCAAGGTCTGGATTTATATGTGTGCCATGGATGACTAAGAAAACCAAAAATAAAGGACACGCAAAGAAGGAATCCGCAAGACGGGAGATAGACCGTCTTGCGGATTCCTTGGATTTCGAGCCTGTCAACTTCTATGAGGTGATGGCTCGGATTAGGCACTTGATGTGCCTGTTATGATGACATGTATTTTTTTACGACATCCATATTACTAAAGGACATGGATAGAAGCCGCATTGAGTCATTCCTTACGCTAGTCAATGCCTCCACGTTGTCTTCAAATGGATTTAACGATTTTATGGCGGAGACAAGATCATGCATACAATAGCATGCCAACAATACATACGATCCCATGACCTCTGAATTGTTTTGTTCAGCGGCTTTATGCAATACTTTGTCTGCGAATCCCATCTTAACCGTATTGCCATTGTCATCTTTTTGATATATAGGTATATCAACTCCCATTTTGACCTTGATAAAATCAGTTATGGAAAAATTAGCCTTTGCTTGTAGGCATCCGTAGAGCCTCTCCAAGTCTTTCGGGCTGGTCTCTTGAACGATATCAGTCCAATCGTCACAGACCAACTCCCTTATGACTGAGTAAGGCTCAAGCCTGTCATTGGGGATATCGATGACCTTAACGCTCCCATCCTCGTTATAGTCATCGCTATCGCCGCCATATTCATTAACGCTCTCGATACGTTTCGAGGAAGCGTAATATTTCCAGTTCCCATCAAACTCTATCAGGTATTCATCCAGTGTTCTTATCCATCCCTTCAGCTTGTATATGGATTGATGCAGATACATTTCCCACAAGCATGTATCATAAAAAAGATCAATGCAATATCGGCTATTTTCATCATCTTTATGACGAAAAGTACGGGGTGCGGATATGATTCTCGCCATATCCAAATTCCCTAACACCTTATTGAAAAAGTTGGCCAATAAACTGTCATCATCTATGCGTGATAACAGCTCATAAAAAGGTTTATCTCTCATTAGACTGAAATTTTAAGGTTATACAAATCAAGGATGAACTTCTTCCCGGCCTCCGTCCAATACATATGCTGGCGTGTCTTAATCTCATGATTTCAATTTATTTATTATTTAATGATTATATAGTCCCCGCAATCTTCAATATACTTTATTCCGGCACTATCAAGAGTATTCTCTATGTCCACTTGGCACAGGCAAGATTCCGGTATGATATTGTCATACCCTTCCGCTGGGATCATTTTCGTGATTTGCGGGAAATGATCCTCTAGTTGTTTAGGGGATTGTATTTCTACATCCCCGTCGTAAATAAGTACGCACATATTATTAGAGGTTAAATTATAGTTGTTTGAGTAAAAGTTTTTATGTCTCACGAATATATTAAGTTGTTTATGTTGTTTCTCGGACGAAAGGAATATCTTGCGTTGGCATGATATCGCATACGAGTCTTTTCGTTTCGCATCGTTCCCCATATCCTTTAAATTTTTATCAATATCATCAAAAGGCTTGGATGCCTATTGGCTCATGCGATCGATATATGGTGGTACGCAACAATTTCTCCCGTCCGGGAAAACTGTAGGATGATTGATATTCACTGATTCTACAGAGTCTTTTCTTTGGGCATCTAAAAATGCCTCTATCTTGCTGGCCAAGGTTATGAGCATATCCGATTGAAGCTCATTAAACTCCTTGCAGAATCTCATATCATCTTTATGCTTCTCTTCCGGAGACCGATCATCGCCTACGCTGCAATATCCGGCGAAAGAGTTTACCGGTAAGGGCCTCATAGCTTCTATAGCTAGTTTGATCGATTTTTTCTTTGTTTTCTTCCATGATTTCTTACTGTTTTGCTATCAATTTCAATCTATATCCTAAATCTTTCGTTTTCTCATCCTTATCTATCAGATGAGAGTACAATTCATCCATTATGATATAAAATACCACTTTGGGTAAAGGCTTTTGAAGGTAATTTGCGAAGTCTTCAAACAATAAATGTTTGGGGGTTACTTCTTCTATTTCTTCAAAACATTCATGCAATGGCTTAAATTGTAAGCCATGTTTTTGGGGATTTATCAACAGTTCCTTGTAGGCGTTGACTGTTTCATGTGATAATACCATAAATTCATTATTCTTTAATTATGAGCCTTCATGAGAAGGCTCGGTTAATACTATTCCTCAGATCGAGTATAGGCATCCAATGGGTAACACAAATTTTATCACCATTAATATCATACCATTCATTACATTCTCTGCAATACCAACCCTGTTGTAAGTATTTAAAATAATCAGTACACCAGCAGCCAGTTATTACCAGATCTTCATCATCAGGTAACTTATCTTTTGTGCTTATCCACGGGAATTGCTTTGCCTGCCATTCGGCACCGGCTATAAATCCCTGATAATACGCCGGGAATGCACTACCGCTACTCCTGCTTTCAGCGAATAAATGAGCCGCTTCTTCTACATCCTGTCCCATATCAATATTTCTTTCCATTGTTAATCTTATTGTTTAAATATCCACATTCTGCGAGCTTACAGAGCATATCATAGGCTACATTTAAGATTGTTGCATTCTCGTTGAAATAGTACGAGAAATCCCCTAACACCTCAAACTTACCACAGAAATCAATTTTATCATATCTGAAAATCATTTCTGATATGTACCAATTCAATGTATAGTCATCTATCTGTTTTGGCATGAGAGCCAACATATCTTGCAAGGTAAATGTCTTGCCATGCTCATTATACCGTTCAGCATAGAAATTAACACTGACTGGTATAAACTCGATTTCATCATCTTCACTATAATCACAACTTGGCCGGGTGCTTATAAACTTCATGCTCGCGCTACTCACGTCAATACCTAATTTAATAAGGTGTTGCATTTGTTCTACTGATAATACCTGTTCATTCATAATTATTTACGTTTCTCAATATTACTATTAATTCTACATAAGACAAGTAGGATATAAACATGCGTCATGCATATCTTTCTATAAAATATCCTCACAAGCTCTACTATTGCAATTTACCGGCTTTTGGTGCAATGAGCACCAAGCCTCTCCGTTTGTGTCTTCATCCTCGATAAGTCGGCAATCGCCGCATTTATCTGTTAGGAATTTCTTATTCAAGTGCCCTTCTCTGATAAGCCATTCGATAGCGTCAACCATATTGTCCATCAGATTCTCTTTGTCGAAGGATTTTGCGCAATTGTAAGTATTGTCACCTTCCCCGTCCTTGATCCAGTCCGATGCGTACATTAACTCAACGAAATTTCCGGATAGGTAATAAACCATCCCGTCAATATCATCTTGGTATGATTTAGGCATCATGTCTATCAGCTTGGATAGAGACCAAGCCGGGAATGCCATATCTTGACCCACGTGCCCTTCAATCCTTCTATATTCAAATGCGACCGGCAATTCAAACTCATCCAAATACATGTCTGCCGTATCCGGTCTCACCCCGGCCTCTAATAGCCGGGATGATTGTTCTTTATTCGTGCAAATTTGATTCATATTATAATTCGTTGTTAAAATATTCCTTATAATCCATATTTACCCCTCCTGTAATATAACATCCCCATCCTTATCCGTGAACACGTCCACTAAATCGTAGTAATATTCCTTATCCGACGTGCGGATCATTACCTCCGCTTCCGGGTCTTGCTCTTGGAGAAGAGCGATTAGTTCTTTATTTCTCATGCTAATTTTCTCCTGTTGATTTAAGGGGGTATCCCTTGGACGGAATACCCCGGGTAAGTATTAGTTCTGCTCTGCGAGTTTCTTGAACTCCCCTAGCAACATATAGATCGTGGCGATATCGTCCTTGAAACGATCCACCGTTTCCTCGTTGATGCACCATGAGTAATTGAATACAAGGTCTGTCAATTGTTCGCACATTTCCGATGGATTGATAACCTTGTTAATGAACTCGTTGAAGGACGTGAAATCGTATTCTTTAGCCTGCATAGTTCAACTCCTCCATCTTTGAAAATCCCAATACTAGCATAAGAGAATCGAATTTGTCCACATACCACTCCGGTTGAGTTTCCTTCGGGTTGTTCTTGTTTATCTGATTCTCTCCGTATTCGAGTCCTTTCTTGGATATGGAGTTGAAATATTTGATCTTGCCTTTAGATGATTTACGTGATATACGTTCGATATATCCTAGCTCGATAGCCCTTTTGTAGAATTGATTCCGTGATACCTTGCAACCTTTCTCGTTGAGTAGATCGGTAGCCGACTTCATCACTCCTTTTGACGGCACGTAATCGGGCAATGGCAATCCAAGTGGCGTGGCTACCTTCTCCAGTAATGACAACTTGGAAACGTCATTGAGGTTCAGCATCTCACTTACGCCTTTCACCCATTCGATTCCGGCACGGACTTTTGTCGGGGTGACGGACGATGGTCTGGATTGGCTAATTGATTTGCTTTCTTTCAGTCTTTCCTCGCAAGCGATGAAGTAACGGCGGGCTTGCTTCCCTTTCTCGCTTCTTTGGATCATTGATACTTCTTTCGCCATGCTTAATGTCATTGCGTAATCTTGAAGTTCTTGATTCGCAAGGGTGTTAAATACTTTACACCCTACATAGTCCTTGTTTTCGTCGAAACCGTACTGTAGTTGCCGATCAAACCAAGACTGGAATCTTTCTGTACAACCTAAAAAGTCGTACAAAGCTCTTGCGCTAACGGCTTTCTTGCCATTACTCTCATTAATGGGGATTAACGCCCCTACGTTTGTTGTAATTTCTGCCATTTTTGAAGTTCTTTAGGCATTACAGGAAAGTTTTGTGCTGCATCCCTATTTAGCAGGGCAAGCGAAAAGCGGTTGCTTCCGACCCGTTGAACTTCACCACATAGGCAGTGGGCGCATTAACGCTCCACACGGGAGAAACAACCGCTATATCATATAGATGCAACGATCTTACAAGCATAAAAAATGCCCGCTATATATGGCAGGCTTCCGCTTGCCTATGTGTATGAAGTTCGCTGCAAATGTACCACTTCTTTCCAAAACGCCAAATAAAATCCTTGAAAAATTATCCCGCCCTGTCAAAAGCCTTCTCAAAGACCTCCGGCCTAAGTATAGCGTTCGTTATCGCCGTGAACGCCTTCACGATCCCGGGCTGCTCATTTAAGTTTATTCTCACGTCCTTCCCCGTGACCTCACTTGATAACCGATCGCTCAGGTACTCCACCTTGTCCAGTGCCAGATAGGAAAGGGGATTGTACGCCAACGGGACGATCCCCCGCATCCTGTCGCCGAAATCGCTTATCGTGATCCTAGACATATGCGCCAGCATGTTTATCGTGGATGACAGGGATGCGATCCGGTTAGATGAGCCCGATACCCCGTGATCCAGCAATATCTGGCTGATCGTGTAATAATACCTCTCAATATGAGGCTGTACGTCCTCCTCCATGCTTTGCGTTATCTCGGCGAACGCCTCCTTATTGGCCTTGGCTATCCGGAAGATGTTCGTGTTATAAGCGTCTATCTCTTTTTCGATAGCGTTGGCCGTCCGTTTGGCGTTATGCCTGTAGTGCTCGCTATTCCTAATGGCCTCCATGAGCGATACCGTGTAGTTATACGCTTGGTCGTTAACGAAAAGTACCATGTATGTTAGCGAGGTGACAAGGCCGTTCGTGTCCTTGTCGATCTCTTCCCAATCGTTGTATTGTCTCATTCTTTCATCCTCCGGATTATATAATCAACAACGTCCTTTACGGTAAGGCATCGTCCGGGATCATCATCAGGGATCGATATGCCAAACTCTTTCTCTAATTCCATTAATAACTCTATCTCGTCAAGACTGTCCATCCATAGATCATCCTCCAGCTTGGATTCCATCGTAAGTGGCTGACCTTTGTGATAACGTTTACTCTCAATGATCTCAAATACTTTGTTCTTTATAGTTTCTTTTTCCATTTTCATGATCGTTTTATTTATAATTGAAACATTGATGTCTGTATTATCTTTTTACCACTAGGTAATATGATTTCACCTAGGCATTCTTCCTTAAACCTTTTATCTTGGGCATTGAAATATTCCTTGTCTATCTCGGTTGCGTAAAAATCAAAACCCATTTTATAGGCGGCTATACGGATGCTTCCGCTCCCCAAATGAGAGTCATAAATTTTGTCACCGGGATTGGCGTAATTTTTCAAAATCCATAAATACAATGAGAGCGGTTTTTGGTGTGGATGTATCTTTCTCTTTCCGGTCTCATGTCCCATCCTATATCCATCCCACGGAATGGAGACAAGATTGCATGGGATTTTTTTTGACACGTAGGCTATCTCACATTTCGAGTATTTAAACACATCGTTATTGTTGCTCATCTTATCCCAAACAATCAAATAGTTGGTATTTCCTAGATATTGGGTGTAATAATTATATCCCCATATGATCTGATCCTTGCTAATTCTTTTTAACTCATCGAAGTATGACGCATACTTGATGGGGCTATTCTTATAGGATGTATCCTTGAATTTATACCCATTATTCCTTTTCTTCCAGTCCTCTCCTATACCATACGGTGGATCAACGATAGCTAGATCAAAGAATTTATCAGGAATGTTTCTCATATAGTCCATACAATCCTCGTTGTAAACTTCGCTTATAGCCATAATATTTGATTTTTATTTACTCTCATCATAGAGAATACGGTATTCAACTATGATAAATGATTAAACCTTATTTGTTTTAGCGAACACCACCGACTCGTGATCCGGCCTCAGATGGGCCATGCAAGCCTTGCTGTACTCGCAGAATCTCGCTCCATCGTCCCGGAAGACGCATCCTCTGCAAACCGTTCCCTTGGTATTGAGGTATGGCTTGAATCTCAATACCTGCACGTTTATTTCCCCTACTTTTACCGTGAACCCGGTAGGGGTGTTCCTTAATCTGTCTGTTATTTCCATGATCTTGTTCTTAAAATGGCATGTCCTTGTCACAACTCCCGTAATCGTAGAACTTGGTCATGCCGTCATTATGCTTAAATTTCACTAATCCAGTGGCCCCATCTCTATTCTTGGCCACGATCAACTCTCCGTAATTGCGTTCTACGTTGCCGTTCTTGTCCTTGACCTCGATCTTGTAATACTCCGGTCTATGAATGAACATTACGATATCAGCGTCTTGCTCGATAGCCCCGGATTCCCTAAGATCGGATAGGAGGGGTTTCTTGTCCGGTCTGGCCTCGTTTCCCCTGTTCAATTGGGATAAGAGCAAGAAGGGAACCTTTAACTCCTTCGCCGTGATCTTGGCGGTTCTGGACATCTTCGCTACCTCACGTTCACGGCTTCCTTCCCGTTCACCGCTCTCCGCCAATTGGAGATAGTCGGCCATGATTATCCCGCACTTGCCTTGTTTCTTCAGTATTTTACATCGTGACCGGATATAGTCCATCGTCACGCACGGGTTGTCATCGACGTAGATCGGAAGTCTCCAAAGCTCATTAACTGCCGTCTCTACCTTGTTAATCTCCTCGTTTGTCATATACCCGGACTTGAACCGTTCCGGATCTACGTCGCACTCGGATAGGATCAGCCTGTTAGCCAAGCTTATGTCGGACATTTCAAGCGAGAATATAGCCACGGGCGTGTTGGATTTTGCCGCCGATTTGGCCAAGTGAAGCATCACGGCCGTTTTTCCCATGGAGGGCCTAGCGGCTATTATCACCAAGTTTCCCGGTTGCCAGCCGTTAGTGATCTTATTCAGGTCGTGAAGCCCAGTGTCTACACCAGAACGGATGTTTTTCCTAGCCATCTCCACACGCTTGTATAAACCGTCCATGGAGCCTTTAAGAGCCTTGGATATATGCTCGCCATTGGACTTCCCGATAAGCTCCTCCATGAGGCTCTCTGATCCGTTTATGGCCTTGTGCAGTACGTCACCTATATCCTCGTTGGAATAGATAGCGTTCTCAAGTTCATTGGCTATCACCAGCCCTTTCCTCTGTATGGATCGCTCCTTGACTATCATTGCGTGGTCCAGTATATGGGCCGATGACCCAATCTTGGAGGTAAGGGAGGCTATGTAGATCGGCCCCCCTATACTCTCGAGATCTCCGGATGACAGCATCGCTTGGGTGACCGTCATCATGTCTATGGGCTTTCTCTCCTTGTATAGCCCGGATATGGCCTTGAATACCGATTGGTTCCTCTTGTCGTAGAAATCGGCCTCAGATAGTTCCGAGGCGATTTTCTCGAAAGCGTCGCTCTCTATGAGGCAAGCCCCTAGTATTATCTGCTCTATCTCCTTGGCTTGGGGAGGTAGTTTCCCGTCAATCTGGGACGATGTAGATCTGTCTCGATCCATTCTGTTGTTTGTCTTCATTCTCGTTTATATTTTCAAACTCACTCTCCCATCTTCGCTGGTTTATCCAAGTTGTCAAGTGCGGATATTCGGGCACCCAATTGCCGGAATTCTTTTTCTCGTTATGCCATTCTATCTCTTTGCTTATGGCTAAAGGCAATAAGTCTATGACCTCGGCATAATCCTTATGCTTTTTGACAAAATTGTTGAATTCAACGTCAAGACCTTTTTTAGTGCCCGGATATGATTTTCGGAAAGCCTCGAATTTTTCTTTTATATATTTTCTTTTTTTATCATTATCAATATCATTATCATATAGGGTTATCTTCGGTAATGTTGGGTTATCTTCGGTTATCTTCGGTAATGTTGGGTTATCTTCTTTACCCTTTGAGTAATAGGGGTTTGACTTGCCTTTCTTGAAATTTGGATTACCTCCTTTTTTACCGGATTCCCTATTGTTGGATACTCTCTCATCATATTTTTTTTGATTGAAATCGATTTCTCTTTTAATGAAGGAGAATGCCATTTTAGCCTGCGGTCTCAGCTCCGATAGTGTCCCCGATACGGCATACCTAATAACCGCCTCGTACACTTCAAGTCTGATCTCCGAAGGATAATCCACTAACACCTCGTACCAATCAGCATTAAAAAGAAATGTTTTTTTAGATGTGTCCATGTCAATATATTATTCCTCTATTATATAATTCCTCCCTATATTGCTCCAACGCCTGAAGGCATCGTTCCTTGTCCATGTATCCCATTGGCATTATTCCGGCCAACCTTGCGTTGCATCGGTCTATGCCATATTTGAGATCCTTGTTTGACATTTTCTTTATATCCATGATTACTTAAATTTAAAGTGTACGATATACTCCCCGGTCTGAACCGGGGCTTTTAAAATCTTAATATGCTTTATTCTTTAGATTTTAGACAAAAGAATTTCCAAGCAATCCTCGTGTGGATCACTTGAATGATAGTTGTTACAGAACTCACGAAACGCATCGTAAAGCCCATTGGAGAGGATGAAGAAATACGCCTTGTTCTTGGCGTTCTTCTCGGTTTCAAACTTTCGGTAGGATACAGTTCTCGCACTGTTAGGCGTAGATGTAGAAGTTACTATACTTCGCTTCTCCTCTAATTTCATTTCCTTGGTCATTGTTGATGAAATTTGAGTATAAAAAGAAAGCTGTCCGCTTCCCTATTTCCGACCAAGGAAACTACAAATCATATCGAAGAGTAGCCAACAAGGGAAAACGAACAGCTTATATCTTTGGATATAACACAGTCGAATGGATATAAAAAACCCACCCTTCGAAATGTTTATGTATGTTTCCTTGGTCTGTGAAACATCGCAAAGATACAACTCAAATTCAAAATGCCAAACAAAAAAACTAATATTTATCTTTCTTATTTATGCTTTTATATGCGTAATAAATGGCAGACAAAATATTTAGTATTGCTATTATAAGCAATGCGGTTTGTAAAAATTCTGGCATACCGGACATACGGCTTACCATGAAGGCCATAAACGATAGCCAAAATGAAATCTCTTCGAATTGATATGTTTTCATATTGAAGTTTTTTTAGAACCACGGGATATATTCCGGTGGCGTGTTGTCCTTGTCCTTGAATCTTTTTAGATGCTCTTCCACGTTCAATCCCTCCCTTACGAGGATGATCGTGTTCTTGTCAACCCTTACGGGTATCCTCTTGAATTTAGGCTCCGGGAGTATATCCCCGTTTGCCTTCGTGTTCGCTTTGATCGTTCTCATATAAGTTATCGTTTATAGTTGTCACAATACCGGAAGGAGTTCGCTACCCTTCCGGTGTTCAATATCTCGCACCATACGGCCAGACCCTTGTGATGCTTGCCGTGCACGCAATCGGCGCATCTGATACGCTCGGGTTGCTTGGTAGGTTTCTTAGCCATTCAAGTAGTCTTTTATAAGCGCAATGAAATCGTCCAGCGATCGGCATATCTCATATCTGTACCCTTGAGCCTCTACCGCCTTCTGGAATGCCTTCTGGCTGTCCTGTTGCCGGCCTTTTATTGTCTTCATTTCCACGTACAGACCGTGATGGACGTTATTTGGGACTGACAAAAACAGATCGGCGACCCCGGCCAATGCCCCTTCCGCTTTCAGTATAGCCCCGGTTACCGTGTCCCTCCGTCCTCCGTTCGGGATGCTAAAGAAGCATCCTGCGTATCTCGGGTATTGGAGACGGAAGTATCTGACGCAAGCTTGCTGGGTCTGTGATTCGATATTCCTCATTTGTATTTGTCGTCTATCAAGATTAATACAATAAAAATTATCGCTAGGATAGCGAATATGAACGTTATCACCCCGAAGGATAATAACAGGCTTTGAAAAATGTCACTCATAATCGTAATTGTCAAAATCGTCCGGATCGTAATCCGGAATGTCGTTACCGAAATCCATGATTGTTATTTGTTGTTGGTGGACGGTGCCGGGATCGAACCGGCCTCTTTACGTCATGCGCACTCCGTAACGTTTCATCCCGGAATACTTACCGCCCGAAATCCCCGCGTATCCTCACGGACGGCGGGGATAAAAACTAAATCTAATACCATGAAAAACACACTCTAATATTAATATCCTTAGTTCTGAATCTTTATTAAATCGGGTATCGCTCCATAAATGGGGGTACGACCATCCCATTTGTCGATAAACTGCTTATAAAGAATTTCTTTAGTCAATCCTCTCGAGGTGATTAACGCTTGTTCCGTTTTCAATTGCTCCAACTCGTTGCGTTTCCGTTGCTCCGCTATCTGCTGGTCTAAAACCGAAATATTGGTGTTAACTTCATTCCTACTATCAATTTTCTCGCGAACCGCCTTGGAAAACTCTAATTGCGCCGAGAATGTGAGTAATTGAAGACCTCTTTTCTCGAATTCCTTATCTACAATCTGCTCAAGGCGTTTCTCAAAAAGAAGCGAACCTCCGTCTGCCATTAAGCTATCGGTCTTATGTTTACGGCTTTCCTCCTTGATCAGGTCATAGATGCGAGGTTCTAGTATGTTATCCTCCAATGATTGCATGAAACCGTCTTTGCCTGATTCCGTATCGGCCTTGTCTATGTGCTTGTTATCGAAAACAACGTCTATTGCCCTGTTTTTGATAACCTTGTAGGAGTAAGTGGGGCGTGCGTTAAACTCCGTATTGTCTGCGGCTTTTAACGTGACAGGGCTTCCGAACTCGCCTCGTTGGTCGAATAGCGGGACTTGAAATAATTCCGTGCCCCATTCCCAAGTTGAAACCCTGCCTGATACGACCTTGAAATCCTCCTTCCCTTGTTTCCCGTAATTTTCCATCAATACCCCAGCGTAATTAGGTGCTACACGTTCACAAGAGGATAAAAATACCATAGCGATTATCGCTATAGTAAAAAACTTAAAACTTGTCCTTTTCATTCTTGATAAAATTAAATAGTTTGTAAATTATAAATAATGAACTAGTTAACATAATGACTATTCCTAGCCATGCGTCAACATGGTTAAAAACTCTGTTCCCTGCCGGAATAAAGGCTATGGCCAATATCAATACCCAATGTTTGTTGATAAAATTTCTCATATTTGTTGGTTTAGTGCCTCATTGTATAAAGGCATGATTAATCCGATACTGCTTACGTCTTCTACCATGCTGTCAAAAATGATGGCATCGTTAACGCCCTTGAAAGTAGCCGTGCATCGTTCGCATTCATATAAAGCTTTCCTCATTATGTCGAATAAGCCCATGTTAAAGGATATTTGAGGAAGCGGAACGCTGGGTTTTGCCTGATAATTTTGTATCACTTTCTCTGCGTCTGGATATTTTAAGTTCTCATCCGCGAAATAGAAGAACGCCTTGTCATTCTTCTTATGGCACTCTATTCCGTCATCAGAGATAAGGATGTCATCATATTTCAACATGTCCTTAAAAAATAGACTATGCAGTAATTTGCCGTCTAACGCCTGTATCATGGCTTCGTCAAGGTTTGAGCATTCGGATATCCTGTTTTTAACGATAATATGTCCGTCACTGGCGTAGGCCCAATCTCCCTTGAAATATACGCATTCCATAGCGGGACGGCAATCGTTTTTTGCGCAAGCCAAAAACATTTGTACGTTCTTGTCAAAGTTGTAAGAACCTTCTTTTCTCTTTCCCATATCATTAATATTTAATGTTGTATTTTCTTCTTTCGTATTGTGGTACATACCCCTTACAAGGGATGTTCCCCACAAATAAGACCGATTCCGGCCTTACAGTTTCCCCATCTTTTTTAGACGGGTCTGTCCAATGCCTCTGCCGTTGATGGCAAAGGCAATGTCTTTTAGAACATGCCTCATTGAGGCAGTATTTAAGATCTCTCATTTTTCTTATAGGTTTCCAGTTTCTTGATCTCCTTTTTAAGGAGTCTGGCCGCATCCTTGTATCTTACGCTGCCATAAGAGGCAGTAGTAATAATGTTGGTATGCCTCACGATCTTATCGATAAGGTAATTTGGAGGCCTGTCGCTTTTTCTCATGACTAAAAATTCGATAGGTTTCTCATGAAATCGTATTCGGATATATCCCGAAGGAATACCGAGAAAAGCACGTCCTTCACACGTTCGTACAGATCCATGAACTCGGCCTCGTCCATCTTGTCGAAGGCTATCGACTTCGGGATCTCTATCCATTCCTTACGTGATATGCTATAGGCCGTATCGCAATGCCCGGCGGCGATCTCGACGGTCTTCCGGAAACACTCCACGCTCTCCTTGAAATGCGCCGTGGTCTTCTCGTTCTGGTAAGACCATGCGCAATTTATCAAGGCGAAATACTTTTTCAGAAAGTCGTAGTTCCGTGCCAGCGTTATCTTGGCCTTGTAGATCTTACCTAGCTTGAGTTTTTTCTTCTCGTCATAGTCGGAATCATAGCATGGCCTCAATCCGCTGGCTGTGTTGAGCAAGTATAGTTCCATGGTCAGAACGGCAATCCATAGTCTTCTCCAACCGATGGGGCGTTGTTGATATCCTCCGGTGAGGGGATATTGCTCTTGAACGTGGATTCCATCAAGTCACCTATGCCATAATAAACGCCTTCCTTTCGCTCCTCTTTCCTTGGGGCGCAAGACACATAATGCGTATAGGTGCGGTTGTCGAACGTGACAGGCTCTTTTTTCTCCCCGATCGAGATATTGAGGAAGATCTTCTCTCCATTGGCCGTCATTACTTTTTTCATCAACTCCTTCGGTATGTCGCTCAAGCAGATTGAGCCGTATAAATTCGCCATAATGTTTATGATTTTAAATTTTAGATTTATAAGCGGGGCGGTCGGTTATTCGCTACGGCGGGGATAACCACCGTCCCGTAGCCACGGCATGCGTGGATTATTTTTTGTTGAATGTTATAGAATATGACATCTTAGCCATCCTTATCGCCGGATGGATCGTGTATATCTCCCCGGTCTCGTCATCAATGACCGTGGTATTATCCGGCACCGTCTTCAGGAACGCCTCCCGTTCTTTTATCTTGGCATCGAGAAGCATCCTTTCCTCGACCAGCCTAGCGTAGAGCGGATCATTGCAATTGGAGTGGTCGTAGGATACGCCTGTCTCCTTTATCTTGACCGTGGCCCCGTTCCAAGAGCGCTCCTTCCCGTATTTCTCGATATCGGAAAGGACAGCGTCCTTCATCCGGTCATCGTCCAGCGTCCTCTTGATGGTCTCTTGCATCGCCTTTAACTTGACGACGTGTGATACGGGATCTACCTCACCTTCCAGTACCGGGGTCAAAAGGTCTATGGATAAAGCCTCGATATCGCTTTTCGTTAGCGGGGTCTTGCCGCTTAGCTCTAGTTCTTTGCTCATGACAGGTTATTGTTTATTTTATAGTTGTTGTATATCTCGATAATGGATTCCATTTCCACCTTCCCGACGATGTAGGACTTGTTTATAAGGCTCTCCACGAAGAAAGGCTGGTTGGATTCCTTGGCCTTCTTCTCGTTCTTGTATATCCACTTAGATATGGATTCCATGGCACTCTCATTATTTATATGATCTCTCGTAAGCTCTTTCTTCTCGTTGGAGTTAGCCTTTTTAGGCTGCTCTTTAGGCTGCTCCTTTTGGGCGGTATTACCGCTCGCTATGTTAGCGTCTTCGTCATCGTCAGCCACGATGCCTAGGATGGCGCAAAAGGCGTATCTCTTGGCGTACGTGATGGCCGATCCTATGGATTGAGCGTCCGCCGTATTGGATGGCATCCTTACCTTGGACGATATCCATTGACCGGAGGAATGAAGCAGTATGGTCCGGATAGAGTAATCATCCTCTATTAGCTGACATACAGAAAGTTCGTTGTCTGCTAATGGTTGTTTTGCCGCCCTTTTGCATTCGGATAGGTCCGCGTACTTAAACTTGTATTCTCCTCCCGTTTTAGTCCTTACCTTGACCTCGGAATTGAGGCTTGGTTGCTCTAGCGATCCTTGGAACTTGGCCAACGCTATCGCTAATTTGTCAATCTCTTCTGATTTGTCCATGTTATCGTGTATTTAAATTCGTCAGCCTCCGGGAGTCGAACCCGGACTAAGACCATCGGCCGCCCTGCCCTCACTACCGTGTCCCTTTCCACCGGGCCAATGATATCGTCATGGCCTACCACTTGTCTAGGATATCGGTTGCCGGTCTGGGTCGGGGTTGCACCTCGTAAGGGCGGGATGTTACCAATTATATGAATCACATAGGAACCTAAGCTCCTCCATGCTCTCCTCATATTCCTCGTTGTCCTCCTCCCCGTCGTACTCAGGTTCGCCGTCGGGGTCTTTGATGTAGATGTCTCTCATGAGCTCCATCGATAAGCAAGGAATTTATTCGATCTCGATAATCTTGAATTTTCCTTTCTTTATATATATCTTATGATTGTGGTAGTCTTTGACTATTCCATGATCGGAAACTGTGTTTATGTTCCCTGTGCAATCCTCAACATATGAGTTATCGTAAGCCTCGACCTTGGCAGAGCCGTAAGCCTCGACCTTGGCAGAGTCGTAAGCCTCGACCGTGGCAGAGTCGTAAGCCTCGACCTTGGCAGAGTCGTAAGCCTCGACCTTGGCAGAGCCGTAAGCCTCGACCTTGGCAGAGCCGTAAGCCTCGACCGTGGCAGAGCCGTAAGCCTCGACCGTGGCAGAGCCGCAAGCAAATGATTTAGCATTAGAGGTGTGTTCTTTTCTTGTGTAAATACCGGCTTCGGCTAATTCCTCTTCAGAAAAGTTATTTTCTAGGTAATTTGCGTCAATCATCTTGGATGCACTCAAGACCCAATACCAATTATTGGTTATTGCTTTCAGCAAATCTTGTTTGCTTTTTGCGTTTAACCCCATCCTGTATCCATCTTGACAAGCGTTATGTTTTTTAGCCCGTTCAAGCAGATCCTTCTTTAATTCCTCGAATGTCTTCATTATTTCTCGTTTATAAGTTTTATAATATCTTTCCTGATTTGTATAAGCTCCTCCTTGCTAAGAGAATTTAGCTCGTCTAGGATATCGTCCTTCCTCGATCGATTCGGTCTTGATGGGGCTTGTACCACGTACAACACCCCGAAATCATTTTTCTGACTCATAAGTCATTATAACTATTTGGTGTACCACAATAAAGATTGATATGATTGCTAGGATCAAGAGGTGAATATTGAGAGGTTTTTCGTACCACTCAAATATTGACACTATTGATATCAGCCCTAGTACGGTAGCGGCGATCATCCTTAGCGAGAAAATGATAATGCTCTTTATGGCCCGGAATATCTTCCAGAACCATGCTTGGTTTCTCTTTATCATATGTTGTTGATTTAAATTTCTTGATGTGAAAAGGCCTCATATCCTCACGGACGGAGACCTGCGTTGCACTTTCGTGAAATAATTGATTGAATAAGCACCCCTAGGGGTGAAACGTGCTCCCTGCCGGGCTTGAACCGGCGACCCTAAAGGCTCTGACCAACTGAGCTAAGGGAGCGTTTGCCGGGGAATCCCACCCCGGCACAGTTTAAGTAAAAACTAATATTCCCTAATTGCCTGCCTCACGGCGGTATAAGGTTTTGGTTGAAGTGTATAATAATTAGCAATGTGATTTAAGCGTGGTAGCCGGGGGAACTCGCACTCCCTGTAACCCTGAATAATAATATAACTGGATAACCGGATTCTCACCGGACGCAATCCTTTGTCTTACGGATATTGATATAATATGAATTTATTATGGTTCGCTACCTTCCCTAGGTAATTCCTAGGGTGGAATCCTTCTTTCTTTCATAAGATTAAATTTGGTTTATCAGTTATTCTTTCGTCTTCCGAAGTTTTCTTTAAGCAGTTTCTCCACCTTTGACTTTGAGGTATCATCAATATTCGTTTTTTCTTTTTTAGAAGGATAAAAAAGAAATATAAATGCTATAACTAATAGCATGATATGAAATAGACAGTACAACCACAATGGCGAGGTTATTACCCACCAACTGCAATTGATATAATTTAAAACCTTTAAGATGCTAGCCACTAACATGGCCAGCAATGTAAATGATATAAATATGTATCTCATACTAATGTTGTTTATAGATTTGATCCCCCACAACCTCCAACGGTTTCTAACCCGAATGATAACGGGTGGGGGAATTTTTATTATAAGTAGATTCTTCCTGCTTATGCGTCACAGGTGCGATAAGACCATAAGCCGGAAGACTTGTTAATGTGGTCTCGTCTTTTTGGAAAAAAACCTTTCCTGAGCGAGCTTTACGTCCACTAGGATATATTTACCATTTTGTTTTATGGCATCCCCGAAAATCCCCTTCTTCTTGTATCTCGCTATGGTGGATGTACTTACTTGGAGCAATTTCGCCAAGGAATCTAGTCCCCTAACGTATTTCCGGGATGGATCTTCTTCTTTTTGGGTGGCTAGCCTTGATATGATCAAGTCCGCTAGTTGTCCGGCTGTCACTTGGGTTGCCGGTAATTCCGCTATATTCTCCATATTGTTATTGTTATAATGTTATATTCCTCCCTCTACAGCCTCTAAAAGCCCTAGAGGATATCTCTATTCTAGCTATGGACCGGCACCTTTGCCTTGCCCTTCTCATTTCCAGATGAGAATCCACGCAAAGGATAAGTAGCAAGACGCACGCCACGGCTGAATGAACCATCTGTTGTATATTTACGTTAGCCTTTATATCGCACAGTCTCTCGCATAGCTTTATGGCCAATTCCCTTCCGTTCCTTACGCCAAGTATCTCGAAAGCCGTCCTTAGCTGGTTTATGATCGTATGCAACGACCTGTGTTTTTTCTCGGCTATCTCCTTTTTCTCGAATCCCACGGCGTAATACTGGGCCGTGTAATCACATTCCTCGGTTAACTCGGTGAATACCCTTTCCATGATCTGTCATGTTAAGCGTCTGACATAAACGATCCCTTCTTCCTTGTTTGATACGGAAGACCATTTTCTTCCCTCTCTATAATACTTAGCGTTTAACAGAGACACGTTATTTCTAACCGTCTCCAACACTTCTATAGGGAATGATAGTTTCTCAGATACTTTCATTTCTCTGATCTTTCTTTTGCTTTCCACTTTTTTCTGCATGATTTACATTTCCTTTTTATTTATAATAGCTCCCCCACAACCTCCAACGGTTTCGAACCCGAATCATAGACGGGTAGGGGAGTGTATCTTATGCGTTAGATAGACAGTTTGACACCGATACGGAAATATCCGTACTTCACTGACACGACGTAATATCTAACCTTTGTATATACATTATTAAATATGTAGACTCCAACGCCGGAACCGATCAAACTACATCGGGAGCGGGGATCATCATCCCTTCCGGTATCTTCGCCTATCATAACCTTACTCGCCATACCTATATCTCTTGCGTATATCCTCTTATGGGGATAAGGATTTTATTCAATAAGTCAAAGAACTCTTTTTTAGTGGCCCTTCCGGGACTCAAACCCGGGACCTGCGGTTTAGGAAACCGTCGCTCTGTTCGTCTGAGCTAAAGGACCTTATATCATTTTGGCATGTTTATGCCATTTCGTTATTTCAATCTTTATCGTATCTTTGTGCGTGATTGAATGATGATGCAAATATATAGTATTTTACTATACAATCAAACTATTATAGAGTAAAATGCTATATAAAAAGTTTTTTTAACTTTTGGGCGTTTATGGATATTATGTAAAAATGTATGTCTAGTAGATTTTGCAAGTAAGACATTTGATCGTATTTATCTATATTTCAATGTTTTTTATATTGATTTGTGGAATCGTTTTAGTAATTTGATATAGGAATAAATATATATAGTTTTTTACTATATAATAAAATTAAGTAGAATGAGAATAACATCAGAAATAATTAGTTCTATTCTTGATAGAGAAGGTCTGAAAGCAGCAACATTTGCGAAAAGTGTTGGGGTTGTACCTACTCAAATATATGACCTTCAAAAAGGAAAGATTAAGAAAATATCTGAAGAGATTGCTGATAAAATAATATCTGTATATCCTCATTATAATAAAGTTTGGCTTCTTACAGGTGAAGGGGATATGCTAACCTCTGACGTTCCACCCGCACGATCAGTGGATATCCCGGAAGAAATAGGTGACGGCTTTAATCCAAGGGAACTGCTAGATATCATACATGATCTAACGGCGCAAGGCAAGCAAAACGCGGAGGCGAACGAAAGGAACAGCCGGAATATCGAGAAACTCATAGGCCTGTTGGCCGAGTCGTTGAAGCAAGAGAGAGACGATAGGTCCGGGAACCGGCAAGGAGAGAAAGATTCTGCTTAATAACATGTGAGTGTTGCAAAACAAACTTTTTCGCTGTACTGTTTAATTATTACCTTAAAAAATCTAATTAATATGGTTGGTGATTATGACGATAGAGTAGAGCAGATAATTCGGCTGGCGGAAGATTTGTTTTTAGAGAAAAGAAAAGTGGTAATGACGGTAAGAGTGTATAACCGTGGTATAGCGAATCCTGAGATATCCAAGCGATGCCTTTATGTCAAGCGTAGGAATGTTGATTCTAGCGAATTTTCAACATAGAGATATTTACTATAGCGATAAGTGAAATAGACCAATAAAATACGCCCGTGTTTTTTCTGACACGGGCGTTATACTTTTGTAATGCGACAAATAGAACAGTTTATGGATTTTCTTTTTCTGTAAAATCCAACTTATAGCCTAGGGCATCGCCTATTTTGGACAATAGGTCAACACCTGTACTGTACTTGCCCAGCTCTATCCGGGCGATGTTACCGGGGGCTATGCCTGTAATTTCCGCTAGTTTGTATTGTGATATCCCGGCCTCCATGCGTAGCTGAGCTATCCGCTTGCCTATTCGCTCCCGATCATTCATCTTTGGTGTCCTCCCAGTCACAGTAGTCGCAATACCATATTGCGGCCTGTCTTAAAATATCTTTTATTATCATATCTCTATCGGCTATTTTATCAAGTGTCGCCGAGTAATGCAACGCTATTGTCATTCGTTCATTTTCCCCAAGCATGTTGGTATTCGAAAAGTTGAATGACAATACGTCTTCTTCCAATACGACATCATCTTTTAAGAATACCTCCATCACGCTAGCGGAGCGAGTATGTAAGATGACATTTCTCCCATATAAGGGATCTCCGCCTTTTTCGTGGCCGGAGCCTTCGACGAAGGCGAATTCTGGAAGGGTCAAAGATATATTTCTCATATTAATAAATAACATCATTTATAAGTTCTGGATCAGCCGCTAAATCAACCACTCCCATTATCTTATCTGTCATTGAACCCGTAGGATATACGTGGCTGCTGAAGCGATATTTTATTCCTCCGTAGTAGTAATATCTACTTTCCGAAATATTGCTCTGAATCCTTTGGCAACCTTCTTTTAGCAAGAAGGATTCAAATTTGTCTATCTTCTTTTTTAAAGAAAGAAAATCGTTGACATTTGTAAGATAGCTCTCGAAAGCTTGCTCAAATGAAATGTCGCCGTATGTCCTTTTGAAATTGGCATTAGGAGTAATACCATCTCTGCCTTTTGTGTTGTTCTTAACGAAAAGTTCAAATAGCTTTCTAGTTGTCATTGTCTTTACGCCGCTTATCCGTTGCCGCCGGTTCTATTGTTATTTTGATATTGCAAATATACTATCAAATTTGATAGTGCGCAAGTTTTTTGAGGATTATTTTTTATGATTTAGGCATATTTTCTTTCTCTTTTTCCTCCAATACCTTTTTCAACCTGTAAAGGCTGAGTATGTCGGATTCGAACGTTGGGTTGTCCCAGTTCCTCCGGACGGAGTTTGTCTGGACGGATATAAATTTTCGGAGGTCGGAAATATATTCACATTGTGATAGTCTTATCTCGTTAAATGTTATCTCGTAGTTATCAAACCACTCCAAAAGCTGTTTTAATTCATCGTTCATAATATATTCTTTTTTATATAAGGTACTTGTTTATATCTTATCGAACTTGCTCATCTCGTCCTCCTTCAGCTTATCCACTATATGAGTGTAAGGTTTCATGGCCTTGAGGTCGTTGTGCCCTGTCCATCTCATGATAACTTGAGGGGGGATGCCTAGCATAAGGGCGTTGACGACGAATGTCTTCCTTGCGACATGGGTAGTAAGCCGTTCCCACTTGTGGAATATCTGCTGTATTCGCTTGTTGCCCTCGTACCATACCTCGGTTATCTCGGAGTCCAGCTCCGCCATCTTGCCGAGATCCTTTAGATGCATGTTGTATTTCTGATTGGACAAGACCGGCAGCGCCTTCCCGTTCTTGAGCTCGATGTCTCCGTATTTATCAAGTATTGATTTACTGTACTTGTTCAACTCGATCTGTATGTTGTCGCTGTCCTTCTGTGTCACGATGTCAATCTTCCCGTTAATGATATCCGTCTTCCTTAAGTTATATACGTCGGAATAACGGAGACCGGTGAAGCAGCAGAAACAGAAAACGTCCCGGACAGAGGATAACGTCCCCTCCTTTATATACATATTATATATATGCATCAATTCTTCCCATGTCAAGTATATGACTTTCTTTAACTCGAAGTTAGCGCCCTTCAACCTAGGGTTGAACCTGCGATAATCCTTCCTCGTGTTATATCCCTTGTCATCCGCCCATAAAAGGAATTGCTTTATGAAATGAAGATACTTGTTGAGCGTGGTGTTCCTTATGCCCTTGCACTCCCTTAGGAACTCCACGAAATCCTGCAAGGTATCCTCCGACATGTCCCCAAATGTTATATCGGGGTTGAACTCCTCAAGAAGGTGCATGATCGAGTTATGCTTGTAATGTGATGTCTTTGTCCATGCGTTCTGCCTGCCGACCGTCTCGATAAACTCCCTATATATATCGAACAGGGATACCGGCTTCCTCTCTTCCTCCTTCGCTCGGCCTGTCGCAACCTTGAACTTTTCCTTGATATCGTTGGCGCTAGGCATCTCGCCCTCTCTCTCGTATTGGCGGAATATGTTTTGCAATGTGGCACGTATATCGTCAAGATCGGAATTTATCTCGGACGAGCTTTCCCCGGCCTTGTTGAAGCATCCGTTCTTGACGATACCTTTCTCCGGGATGAACTTATTAGCGTCTATCCTGTGCCCCGTGGAGAGCGTGATCCTGTTCCGGTTGAATGTCACCACGCACCTGATGGGGACGTTCTTGGTAATCAATTCCCCCTCCTTCCTTCTTTTCTCTATCTCGAATGTTATGCTCCTCTTTATTTCCATGATAAAAACGTGTTGCGTGTAACTACGCGAATTTACACGCAAAAAACATGACATCATATGATATTACATGATATTTGTTGACTGTTTAAAAACACACGAATGTATTGAACATGAGCACATATGATATTGTTTGATACTGTATGATAGTATAAGTTATGGTCTCTCCATCTCCACGGAATGAAAAAAGGTCTTACGGATTGCCCGTAAGGCCTTTTTTCATTCATTGTAAACCCATTTATAAGGAGGTGGCGGTACGTATGGACCAGCCTTTTGATGGGGTAATATATCAACCGATTTGACGATTACGTTATTACCTTTCTGGGTACAAACCAGACATTTTGAACGTAATTTCCTTTTAGCCATGTTGAAGACGATATTCGGATTGAAATGAACTCCGTTTATACGAGTCTCAAAATGTAAATGCTCGGTAGTAGCCCTGCCGGTACGTCCGGTTAAGGCGATCGGTTGTCCGGCGAGAACACGATCTCCGGGTTTAACCAAGTTCTTGGAGTTGTGGCTATAGATCGTTTCCAGTCCATTATAATGGCGGACAACGATAACGTTGCCATAGGCGGCGAATGGTTTCGCCATCCTGACAATACCATCGAAAGCAGACACGATCGTATCGTTGGCACAAGTTTTGATATCTACTCCGGAATGATGTCTTCTCCTTCCCCCGTAAGGAGAGATCACGTTTCCATTAGGAAGGGGAAATGCGTATTCCCCGGCGGGGATTAAGGATAAATCAATAATTTCCGTGTTATTCTCATCGAATAGCTTGGGGTCCTTGATCGCTATCTGGCTTTTATCACGGGGCGTAAAGGCTTCCGTGATATCTTTTCTAGGAGAATGGCAAACCGCTAGCTCCGGAGCTTCCGGCAACATGAAATTGAAATCCATGACAGGAAGAGGAATATTCGCCGTAGGGAAATCCATAGTCTTGGGAGGGGCCGGGCGTGGAGCAGGCTTTTGCGTACGGCAAGACGCAAATAAAATTAGCGTAAGAATGAGTATTCCATTGTGTATTTTAGATGCCATTAGATATTGTTTTACCACAAAAGTATAAAAAAGCCTCTTTCAATGACCTATATTTCCGATATGTTTATACTTCTTTTTATTCTTTGTGTTTTTTCTGATAGTTGAATTTGCCTACCTTTGTAAAGGTAAAATGGAGATATTATACGATGATTGAGGGGACTAGTTTGTCTCTTTGGTCAGGGAGGATGACGATATTGTATTTGCTGGTATTTCTCTAAACTGAAAACGACCAATTTAAAGTACACAGAGAAATAGACAATGCGAATACACCTGTATTAGGTGTGTTCCTTTGCCTTATTTCTGTTGTGTACAAGGCATTTGGTCGTGCCGCAGTTTGACGGGTTTAAGGTAAAGTGTAACACACCTTTTCTCAGATGTGGGTTTATTTATGAGATAAGATTACCTTAAAAACGGCTTTTGTATATGAAAGAACAAAAGGAGATACATATCGGTTCGTTAATAAAAGAGAAAATGGAAGAGCGGGGACTTTCGGTTTCCGATTTTGCCCATGCGTTGCATTATGAACGTACCAATATTTATAAGATATTTAAGCGAAGCAGTATTGATGTGGATTTGTTACTGCGTATATCGGAAGTCTTAGCCTATGATTTCTTGCGGGAGGTGTATTTAGCGGACGAACCCCGGCGATATTCAATCACTATAGAAGCGGACAAGGAAGATATAGAGGAGATCCGTAAATGGCTGTTAGAGAAAAGGCGTGAATAA